GGGGAAAGCCGAATGGGGCTGCGCCGGTGGAGAACACCGGCTGCGGCCCCATTTTGTTTTACACAAACAGGACAGGCGCATTGACGCCGGAAAGGAAGAACAGTATGGATTTTGCATCTTTGGGCATTGCAAGTGTGGCGGCGATCACCGTCGTGTGCTACCTCATCGGCATGGCTGTTAAGGCCAGCGGGCTGAACGACAAGTGGATCCCGGTCATCATGGGTGTGTGCGGCCTTGTGCTGGGCGTGGTGGGTATGTTTATCATCCCCGACTATCCCGCGCAGGACTACATCACCAGCGCGGCTGTGGGTATCGTCAGCGGTCTGGCGGCGACCGGCGTTAATCAGGTGTTTAAGCAGATGAAGTCGTCTAACGACGAGGAGGCCGTATGAGCGCCGTTAGTAAGGTCATCAAAATCGCGGCGGCAGAAATCGGCTATCCGGAAAAAGCCACCAACAGCAATCTTGACAGCCCGACGCAGAACGCCGGGTACAACAACTACACCAAGTATGCGCGAGACATTGACGCTATCCCACATTTTTACAACGGCCCGAAGCAGGGCTATCCGTGGTGCACGGTCTCCCTGGCCTGGTGGTTTATTAAGGCATTCGACGTTGACGAGGCGAAACGGCTGCTTCTCCTTCCGGAGGACTCGCTGGGTGCCGGTGTGTATTACCTCAAGCGGTACTTCCGTGACGCTGGGCAGTTCGGCACTACACCAAAGGTAGGCGCACTGGTATTCTTTGGGGATGAGCATATCGGCATCGTCACCACCGTGGAGGGTAATGGGTTCCGCACCATCGAGGGCAACACCAGCCCTGCAAAGGGCGTGGTCGCAAACGGCGGAAGCGTGTGCGCCAAGTCGTACAGCTCGGTAAAATCCAGTTGGACGTTTGGCTATCCGGCCTACACGGAAGTGGACGAGGACAAGCCGAAGGTGTATCTTTCCCCCGCTATGCACCGCCAGAACGAGTGCTGCTATCCCCGCGAGGACGGGCAGCAGTGCTACGAAGCGCTGGAAAACAACGAGTACATCGACATCCTGGAGCCGATCCTAAACCGCTGCGGCATTGACACCTTGCGTGGGTATCGCCGAACCCCGATGGACGGCGAGGACGGCGAACAGATCATGTACAACAACATCAACGCCGGGAACGCATGGAAACCGGACGTATACTATGTGTCGCACACCAACGCCAGCACCAACGGCAAAACCGGCAGCGGAACGGCCAAAGGCTTTTCCTCTATGTACTATCCCGGAAGCGGCAACGGCCAAAAGCTGGCGAAGTTGATGGTACAGCACAGATCGGAGATTTATCCGTATAGCTGCAAGACCGTGGCAAGGAGCGACCTGCACGAGCTGTCGGACACCGACGCCCCCGCTGTGTACCAGGAGCACGTTTTCCACGACAACCCGGAGGATGCCAAGTGGTTCCACGAGCACATGAAGGAGTGCGCAGAAGCCGACGCAAGGGCTTTGTGCGAATATCTCGGTATTGCGTATGTGGACGAGCCAAAAACCGAGCCTGAAAAAAACATCCTGTACCGGGTTCAGGTGGGCGCGTTCCGGGTCAAGGCCAACGCCGAGGCGCAGTTGGAGAAATTGAAGGCGGCGGGCTTTGACGGCTTTATTGTGGAAGTCGAAAAGTGAAATGACCTCGGCGCGCATAAGGCGATAGGCCAAAACGACCGGAGAAATAAAAATAAGCCCCCTGCGGCGCACAGAGCGTCACAGGGGGCTTTCTAATTTAACAGGAGGGTAGTTTGACGGGTAAAAAAGAAACGCCGCAGAGGGCGTTTACGGGCGAAACAGAAAGATGCCTCCCGCCGGGAGTGAAGGGGGGGTGACACTCGGCGGCGGGAGGGCTTGAAAAGTGGGAGACGCAACCTGTGTGTAAAGGGAGGGCTGCATCACATTTACTGTAGCACGAACGGGCGGGCGCGTCAATGGCGGGTGACAAATTTTTACACATTTTGCACGCTCCCGGCCAAAATGTTGGCGTTGATGTCCGCCTGACGCTCACGGGCTTCGAGAACGAGGGCGGCGGAACGCTTGCCGGTGCGAGAGAGGAGACGGCCTGAATAGCGCTGGGTGACGTTGGGGTTGGTGTGACCCAGCTTAGACTGGAGCTCCTCCTGCTTCATACCGGCGTTGAGGTCGATGCGGGCGCCTACATGGCGCAGGTCGTGGCTGCGGATGTTTGGAACGCCGGTGACGGCCTTGACGTGGGATTCCACAAGGGTGGAGAGCCACTGGCGGGAGCCGCGCTGCCACTCGCGGCTTTCATCGCCGGTGCGGGGACCGAAGGAACCCTTTGGCGCGGTGTTGCCGAACAGGGGCGCTGTGTCGGGAAGGTCCTTCGGGCGGATGCCGCTGGCCAGATAGATACGGACGGCGGACTGGGCAATGTCGGGAAACTCGATGCGGCGGAACTTGCTGCCCTTGCCGCTCTCGACGGAGAGCTCGCCGTCCTCCCAGTGGAGATCCGCCGGGGTTAGGTCCAGAAGCTCGGCGTTGCGAAGCTCGGTGGTCAGGAGCATAATGACGATGGCGTAATTCCGGGGCCATGTTTTCGCCTTGGCGGTGGCGGGCTTGTCGTTGCGCCAAAGCTTCATCACCTGCTGGTCGGTGAGAAGCACATCATAGGGACGGCGGGCGGTCTTGCGGGTGTCGGGCGTCAGGCGGCGGGAGACAGGGTTGTGGTCGTACCAGCCGCCGCACTCGGGGTCGCTGGCGTAGTCAAAAAAGATGCGGAGCCGGTTGACGTAGAGGGCGACGGTGTAGGTGCTGCAGCCGCTGTCGAGCAGGTTGTCTCGCCACAAAAGGATGGTGGCGTAAGAGGGGTCGGCGTAATTCTCTTTGGACTCGATGAAGAAGTTGACGAAGTTCTCCAGCGTGGCGGTGTACGCCTCGACGGTGCGGGGGGAAGCACCGGTGGCGGCGCAGTTTTTGATGTAGGAATCTGTTGCGGCGCAAAGCTTGCGCTCGGCGGCAGATGTTTTCGGGATAGGTCATTCCTCCTTCCTGTGGGGTTCGCGGGGCTCCAAAATCTCCACGGTGTCGGGGAGTAAGAGGCGGGCGGCGGACTCGCTTTCGGCGGTGATGAGCATGGTCATAATCTCGCCGTCCCGCTTGCGGCGGACGGTGAAGGGGTATTCGCGCTTGACGACGTTGGTGACGAGCATGGGGTCATTCCTCCTTCTGCATACCGTCCACGCCAAAGGTGAAGCGGACGATATTGTGGATCACATCGCTGTCGGCAACAATGAACGTGTCGCAGAACGTGAACAGGGAAGCGATGGTGGTTTTGACCTTGTCCAGACCGATGAACGGCGTATGGAGCACGACGGAGACCGTGGCGGCGTTGCTTTCGGGCTTGGGATCGTTGAAGTCCACAGCGAAGTCGGGGCGCAGGGTGAGGGCCGCTTCCTTGAGGGAGATGTACTGCTTGAGCTTTTCGGGTCTGATAGACATGGTGGTGTCCTCCTTACAGAATTTTGTCATAGTATAGTCTACCGGCAAATGCGGATTTTGTGCAAGGGCTTTGAAAAAATTTTCAGAATTTAACCGCGCCGGAGTGCGGGGACGATATCGGCGATGATGCGGGCGGCATGGGCCGCCTCCTGACGGGTGTTGTACCAGTCGAAGGAGAAGCGGATGGTCTCCAGTGCCTGCTGCTCGGTAAGACCGCTGGCCATGAGATTGGCGGAGGCGGCGTTGTCACCGGAGGAACAGGCGGAGCCGGTGGAGACCATGACGCCACGTTCGCTGAGGGCGGCTGCCAGGGACGCGCCGTAGACGCCGGGGAAGGTGAGGGACAGGATGTGGGCGGCGACATTTTTACCGCCGTTTTCCTGATAGGCCACGCCGCTCTCCGTCAGGCGGTGCAAAAGGCGATCCCGGACGGCAATAAGGTTGGAGATGTTTTCCTCTATGTGGTCGGTGTGCCATTCCAGCGCCGCCGCCATTGCACGGACCAGCGGTACGGATACCGTTCCGCCGCGTTCTCCGCGCTCCTGTGCGCCGCCGAAGATCATGGGGGCAATGGGACAGCCCCGGCGGACGATCAACGCGCCCACGCCCTTTGGAGCGCCGAATTTGTGGCCGCCGAAGGCCATGTAGTCCGCGCCCAGCGCCTTGAAGTCCACAGGGATGTGGCCGACGGCGGCGGTGGCGTCTATGCCGATGCGGCAAGGTCGGTTCTTGCGGCAGAAAGCGTCCACATCGCTTATTTGCCCGGTCTCGTTGTTGACGAGGGAGAGGCTGGCGGAGGGCTTGCTTCGGGGCGCGTTAGGGGATGAGTAGGCGTAAATGGCTTCGCTGACGGCGTGGTGAACGGTGCCGTTGTAGATGATGCCGTCGGACTCCATGCGGAGGCATTTGACCATCCAGTTGCAGCTTTCTGTCGCGCCGGAGGTGAAGTACACCTCGTCGGGGTCGCAGTTAAGGCACCGGGCGATGACGGCACGGGCTTTTTCCAGCGCGGCTTTTGCCTCCCGCCCTGCGGTGTGGCTGCTGGAGGGGTTTGCCTCCGGCGCGGCTTGCATGGCCTCCCACGCGCAGGGAAGCACCGGTGTGGTAGCGGCGTTGTCGAAGTAAATCATGTTAGTTTTCTCCTTTTCGTAAGAAGTTTCGCAAAGTGTGTCTTTGGTTATTTGTTGTGTTTTTGCAAAGCGTGTTATGTTTTTCGCCGGCCGTGTTTGCATATTCGCAGATATTCAAAACGTAACGGAAATATAGCTTACAAAACAAGCCGGAGGGCGGTGTGCCGTCCGGCTCGCAATGTGGGATATTTTGTATGGCTGCGGATGGCGCGTCAGCTGTTGACGGCATCCTTGAGCTGCTTTGCGGGCTTGAAGATGGCCACGCGCTTAGCGGGGACGGTGATGACCTCGCCGGTAGCGGGGTTCTTGCCGGGGTGCGCGTCGCGGACCTTGCTGGTGAAGATGCCGAAGCCGGAGATATTCACGCTGTCGCCGGAGCGCATGACACCGGTAAGGGTGTTGGCAGCGGCGGCGATCACGCGCTCGACGTCGGACTTCTTCATGTCGGTCGCTGCTGCCAGAGTGGAAATAAACTCGCTCTTGGTCATGGAATGTGCCTCCTTTCTGTTGTAGATTTTAGGCTGAAACGTTTTATCGCCTTGCGGCTGGTGGGGGATCGGGGACTTGAACCCGGAACCGGGCCGTTATGAGCGGCCTGCTCTGCCGATTGAGCTAACCCCCCAGGGGGTTGGGCGGCGGGCTGCCCAGACCGCGCCGCCCGGAAGGAGAAATCGCTTGGCCTGCCTGTATTCCAACAGGAGCCGGGGAAAATGAACAAAACCCGGTGCTGATTCTTACGGCCGCAGCATTTATAAAGGAGGTCCTATCTGGACCGCGGACGCCTGTCGCGTCCGATGGAGCAGGAGGCGGGAGTCGAACCCGCATGGCTTGCCGGCGCACGGAAAATAGAACATGAACATTGGAGGTGTTGATGTGTCCGAACAACAGCAGCAGAAAGGAGATCTCTGTGTGTGCCGTGCAAGCGCCCCAACGGCGCTCCTGCGTAGAGAGTGGGGAGGACGGGCTGGGGGATGCCCGCCTCCCCGATGGGGGTGGGTAGGGCGCAGCCGGAGTCGAACCGACGTTTCCCTGCGGTCAGACAGGGCGTTCTGCCGTTGAACTACGCGCCCGTAGTCGGGAAGAGGAAAGGGGGATGACCTCCTCCCGATGAGGTGGGGCGTTCCTTCGTTCGCTGTCACGCCCAAATCGTGCTACCGGCTGATTCGACCCGGCGACACCGCTGCCAGATGCGGAGGTTTCATTCCTGATGGGGGAAGTCATCCATCAGGCGGGCATGGAGCAGCGTAGCGGATTTGAACCGCCACTCTCGGCTTGGAAGGCCGATGTGCTGACCGTTGAACACTAACGCTGCGAATTTTGCGGGGACACAGTTGGCGGGGTGCCGGTGCGGATGGCTACTGACCTACACGGCGGCCTTGTCCAAAGACAGCCGCCACCACGCCGCTTCCACATCTACAGGTTTCGCCTCGGATTTTCGCCGCACACGCCGGCACCCGAACCAACCACGGAACTTTTCAGCCCTGCGCCGGTACGTCGGTCGCATCCGTTCATCTTTACAAAGCCGGTGCCAGCCAATACATAAATTTCTTCGTCCTGCCGCTTTCGTACAGCGCACAGGAAAGACCACTTCCGCAGGCTTACGCTCCGTGCGGCTGCGAGGCAAGAGGTCACGCCTATGGTGGAGATGGGAGGATTCGAACCTCCGTGCGCCGTGTGCTCCCGTGCCACTCACCCACGGCTGTTCCTGCCGGGAGTTGCAGAACGCAATTACCACTCTGCCACATCTCCATGAGGGGGGTGCCGGTCTTTCCCGGCTGTCACCGCTGCGTGTCGGCTGCTTGCGGTTAGCCCCGATAGGTACACGTTTCTGCTTCCTTCTTGTGCTCTATCCCCGGAAGCCCGTTCCAGCTTGTACTTCGCCGGAGCACTGGATCTGGTGCAGACGGTTGGACTCGAACCAACGACATACCTCCTGGCGCGGTGCTCTACCGACTGAGCTACGTCTGCATTGAGGGGGGTGCTCGTCTTTCCGAGCCGCCAGATCTTTTCCGTGCCTCGCTTTTGCCAGCAGATCACAGGCGCAATTACAACATCGAGGCTTGAGGGGCTTACTTCAGGACTTCGCATCACCCATACGGCTGTCCCGCTAAACGCTCGTCACTCGCGGTGTCCACGTAGAATTGGAGGTATCGGTGGGGATCGAACCCACGACCTGCTCATTACGAATGAGCTGCTCTGCCAGCTGAGCTACGACACCGGATCCCCACCTTGTTTACGTCCTGGTGGGCGAGCTGACGTGCGACAGAGGGGCTTGCGCCCCCGTGATCGCGTTCCTGCCAGAATTGCGCTGGGAACACCGGAAGAATGGATGTAAGACCGGTGCAGCCTTTCTTACGGAAGGGCTTATATAATTCGGGGGGTACACCGAAGCCGTCGGGGAAGGGGTCTCCCCTTCGGCAATTTTAAGTATGCGCTCCGTGTCAAGGGAACTTCTGAAAGTTTTTGAAAAAATTTTCAGGTGTTGAAGGACTCGCGGAATTTGTAGAAACCGAGGTCAAATTCGACGGTGTAGTAGCGGCCCTCCGGGTGGATGTAAACGACTGTTCCGGTGGCCTTGCGGTCTGTGGCCTCGATGCGGCGGGTGACGGTATCGCCCAGGTGGATGTTGGAGGGGATCATGGGGAAGCCTCCTTTCTTGCTTTTCTATGATGGAGTATAGGCACCGTGTCAAGGGAAGCGGGCAAAAAAATATTCCGGTCGGTTGACCGGAATGGAAATGAACCCCGCACGGCTGATGCCGTGCGGGGGTTTGTTATTTACTCCATTTTCGACCGCAGGAGAGGCAAATAAACTGGATGTTGTTTGCACCGATCGCGCCGCCCAACAGACCGACAGGGCCAAGTAGCAGACCACCAACGGCAGCCTTGCCGATGCCGAAGCCCTTTTTGACAGCCTGGATGTTGGGTTTTCCGCAAAACGGGCATACACCGGAAGCGGCGTTTCCGTAACGAGGAGAGGGCGCAGTTATACGTTTGGACGGAACGTTTGTTAGATCCGTTCTGGCCAAAGCCTCCGCATGACATTGAGGGCAAATCAACGTTTCGTTCAGCGTGTAGCTTTCCTGGCTGTTCCGAGAGACAAAGGAAAACGGCTTTTCGATGGTGCAGCCGCATTTACACCGGATGTAGACCTTTCCGGCGTGTATGCGGTCGATGCAAAACTGGCGGTCAACGCTGCCTGCCTGTTCTGCATTGCTCTCGGTTTGCCGATGAGGCTGTTCTCTGATCGGATAGCCACAATGTGGACAGACGTCTGCCTTGTCGCTGACTTGGCCGTGGCACTCCGGGCAGGTGATGAGGGCCATTTTTTGTTCTCCTTTCCATTTTTTGCGGGATTTTCGATGTGCGCTGTTCGCACAAAAAGGGGAAACGCGCCCACGTCCGGCAGGTGGTCTTATTTGTCAGGCGTGGGCGCGGGGTGCGCGTGTCGATGGGGCGTGCTGTTCGGGTCAATCCCACAGGTGGGCTTCGCAGTAAGCCGCCCACTTGCTGTTCATGGCGGCGATGGCCTGTTCATGGTTTTCGCCGCTGATGATGGCTTCCAGCGCTTTTCTCCCGGCTGCGGATTTTGCGTCGTTTTCGGACGCTGCGAACTCCTGCGCGTCCAAATACGCCTTGGCGCGGGGGTACTGGGCGTACATGGTGTCCATGTCATACTTCGGCTTGGGTCGGACGCCTACACCTCCGCCGCCCTCGCCGTCAAAGCTGGCGTTAAATTCCAGTTTCCAATTTACCAGATCGGCGCGGGCGGCTTCGATCTCCCGCAGTCCGGGGATGGCGGCGATTTTCCGCTGCCGTTCCTGTTCGGCGCGGAGTCCAGCTTCGCGCTGCGCCAGCAGGGCGGCGACGATCTCCGGCTTTGCGGCTTTGATGGCAGCAAGAGCCGTTTTGTCAGCGCGGTATACGATCAGATTCCCGGTGGGCTGGCCGTGTTCGTCGATTTTCAGGGCAATTTTGTATCGCTGGATCAGCTCCTGCGTGTTCACGCTTGCACACCTCCTCTCAAATATGCGGCGTTTTCGCGCTCGGTCTGTTCGTCCTCCGTCAGGGTGTTGTCGATCATGTCCGCGATCTGCTGCGGGGTCTTGTAGCGGGTGGCGATGCCGACCTTGACTACATCACTGTCGTGGTAGACCGTCCATTCCTCGCGATCCCAGTGGTACTTGCACCAGGCATCGCCGGTTGACTTGTCATAAAAGATTTCCACATACTCCCCCGTGCGGGAGCCGAGTCCCTTGGTGGCGTCGGAGGCGTTGGTCAATGTTTCCAAGTTTATTTTTCTGCCGTGGGCGTTGATCTCCATAGTCTGTTCCTCCTTTATGCTTTATGGATTTTACTTTTGCTTAATTTTATCACGGTTTTTCCGGGGGTGCAACGGTGAGTTTTGCGCTCCTGTTCGTTGTTTTAGGGTTGCTGTTATGGGTCGAGGTCAAAACCGTCGTAGGGTTGGCTCAGGAAGTCGGTGCAGCATTTGAGGCATTCCTTGCCGCGGCAGATGTCGGGATCGATGGAGTAGGGACACATGATCCACGCCGCCAGCTGTTCGGCGTTCATTTCGCGGAAGTATTCAAGGTTTGTTTTGGGGCGCTGTTCCAACTGGAAGCCCTGCTGGGATTTGGCATAGGCAGCTGCGCAATCGCCGTAGGCGGGGCACTGCGGGACGGCGCAGGGCAGCACGGCCTCCATGCCGGTCATTTTGCAGATGTGGCTCATACGTTGTGTTCCTCCTGTTCCAGCCTCGCCTTCAGCGCGGCGTTTTCAGCGCGTAGGGAATCTATGCAGACGGTCTTTCGGTCGATCTTGCGGGCGAGGCCGTCAAAGGCTTGTGCAAATGCACAAGGAGTCTCGCCGTAGCAGTTGTCGCGGCAGGTCTTTTTGTAGGGGAAGAATTTGTTTTTCATTCCTGTTCCTCCTGTTCGTCAGTGCTGTTGGCGATGTGCCTGCGGATGGGCATGATGAGTGCGTCGCCGTCCGGGCTGTGGAAATAGACCAAGGACAGCTCACCGGGGCGGCAGGCGGCGGTGCAGCCGGGAAGCGCCTCCAGAATGTCCAGCAGATAAAGTGCGTTGACCATCGGCAGGCCGTCGCCCCAGCTGAAGCAGGTGGAGAGCGTGTCCCCTGCTGGGTGGGACTCGGCCTTGTATTTTGCCCGGTCGCTGGCGATCTTGGCGCGTACCTCGGCGGCAGTTGGTAGGTTGAGGGTGATGGTGGCACCGTCGCTGTTCAGCAGCTCCGGTATGGTGTCGTAGACGTGAGGGTCGTTGGGCGGCGGCGCCCATTGCAGCGCGGTGGAGGGCGTGTTCAGGCGCAGGAGAGTAAAGCCGTCCGTGATGCACTGGCGGCCTTGTTCATCCAGAAATGCACCGGCGAAATGGGAACGGATCCAGCCCTGCTTGGAAACGGAGGCGTTGTACAGGCGCCGCAAGGCGGTGGCACTGGTGCGGCGCTTGTCATCCCGCTTGTATTGCTGGGCCATATCGGTGCGGATGGCGCGGACCAGGAGCGCCAGCTGGTGGCCGGCGTTGATCCCGCCGTGGGTGTTCGGGTCGATGGCGGGTTCCAGAGCGCAGAAAAAGCGGCGTTCCTGTTCCGGGAGGGAATAGGCGATGGCGTAGAGGTTTTCCAAAAGCTTTTCGGGGGTCATGGTGTGGTGCTCCTTTCGTGTGGTGTTCGCTCACATTCCGGGCAGCGCCATGAGGGCGCTGCCGGAGGTGATGAGCATGGAGGGGTCGGCGATGGTCTTTTCGTAGCTGTCCGCACCCTGGAAGTCGTCAATGACGGCCTGTTCTTCGGCGGTCATGTCGGCATAGTGCTTTTTGCCGTAGGTGGGCGGCAGCCAGTTCTTTTTCTGACCGGCAAAGATGTTCAGACGGTCGATGATGCGGGACGCCTCCGGCTTAAACTTGATGTGGCAGGTGCCCTTTTTGTAGAAGGTGCAGGTGAAATAGGTGAAATCCGCCTTGTTGGTGTAGGCTTCGTTGGCAATGCGGACGGCGTGGTCTATGGGCGTGTGGAACGAGGTTTCGCCTCTGTCCAGATAGTTCATTGCCCGCTCCAAGTCGGATATGAGGCAGTTTACCCGCCAAGCGTCCAGACCGCCACCATAGGTGGCGTGGACGTCGTTGGAGGGGATGATGACCTTCATACCCACCTTGTGGGCCTTGTTCGTCGCCCAGCCGTTATAGTAATGGATGTTGTTGGCGCACTCCGGGTACCAGGAGTGCTTGGCTGAAAACCGCTCGAACAGGTCGAGGATGGAATCCTCCACGCCACGTGAGAGCTGGTGGGCGATCTCCCGCATGACGGTTTCGATGTTGTAGCGGGAGAAATCGTACTCGGAAAGAGAATCGACCTTGCTGGAATAGTCCTGCCGCATGGCAGAGGTCATTTTATCGGTGAGCTCCGGGCGGCGCAGGAGGTTGCCCCAATATTTGGCGCGTAGACCGAAAAGGTAACTGTTCAGGATGGTGGCGTTGTTGCCGGTGTTCCTGCCGCCTACCTTGAGGGACAGGAGGGGTTCTCCGCGATCTTTGCCGGGGTCCATGTAGGGGCGGAGGGCGGCGAACTCGTTGATAAGCTTTTCGCCCAGGGCGGCCTCGAAGTTATAGCCATCAATCATGTTCTGCAGCCAGTCGGCGGAGGCAAGGCCGGTGGCCTGTTCGCTGCTTGAGGTGCTCTTTTCGTGGGCGCGGCGGAGGGAGGAAAGAATGTCGCTTGGAATTTCTTTTTTCGGTATGTTCACATAGACCAGCGCGATCTCCACGTCGGTGGGGCGCTGGGCATGGCGGAAGGCGTTTTCAATAAACTCAATGCGGGCGTTGTGTTCGTGCAGTTTCTGGACAAGCACTTTTCGCCGGTTGGTGTAGGGATTGCGTATGGTCTCAGCGTTCAGCAGACACACGATCTGGCCACCGCGCTCCATGAGGGAGAGGGCGTGCAAAAGGTGTTCGTCGCCGCTGTCGAAAGGCGGATTCATGATGCAGAGGTCGTACTGCTTGAAGCTGCGGAAGGTGAGAAAATCATCGTGGACCACGTGCAGCCCCTTGCCGCGCAGGAGGGCGGCAAGGTCGCTGTCGCGCTCGATGCAGTCTATGTAGGTGTCGTTCTCGTTGAAGGAGATACGGCGGCTGTTCCTGTAGTTGCGGGCGAAAGCGGAAACGGCATCGGCAAGGTCGCCTTTACCGGCGGAGGGTTCGAGGATAGAAAAAACATTTTCCCAGTCCACGCAGGAGAGCATTTTCCCCGCCAGCTTGGAGGGCGTGGGGTAAAAGCCGCTGTTGTCGAAGGAGGGCAGGCGGCGGAGATCGGCGGCGCGGCTGTTCGCTGCGGCGGCGGTGGTCACGGCGGCGCTGTGGTCGCTGTACCAGTCGCGGATCTTCTTTTTCGCTCCGGCGATAGTGGAGGCGCGGCCCAGGTAGTCGCCGCGGTCGTCGCCTCCGATGGTGGCGCTGACGATGTACTCATTTTTGCCGTAGTAGGAGCTGGGCTTGATGGTGGCAATCTCGGCACCGTGGGCGGAAACGGCGATGTGTTCATCTCCATAACGGTTTTTCTTGGTGGCGTAGGTAAACATGGGCGGTGGCCTCCTTGTAGATTTTTGGTTTGGTGTTCAGGCGGTGAGGGCGTCGCGCTGTGCGATGAGCGCGGCCAGCTCGGCGGTGTGGATGGTGCGGCGGTGCTGTTCAATACAGTTGTTCGCCGCCTGACAGACGCGCTGTCGCTGTTCGGCGTTGAGGTACGGCGCGGCGGTGCGGAGGGCGGCAGCCGCGGAGAGAAGCTGCTGGCGCTCCTGCTCCGTGGACGCGGTGCGGGTCTTGATTCGTGTGGGCATGGGTGGCTCCTTTCTTCGTCAGGTGCGCCGCCGGGGTGCGGTGCGGTAGGCGGTGCCGTTCTTGGTCTCGCCCCGGTCGATCTTGCCGGTGTTCACAAGAGCGGTGAACATTTCGCGGATCACCTGCTCGGTGATGTCGCCGGTGCAATGGCCGTTCTGGCCGTCCAGGCGCTGGACGTGGAATTTGCTGATGACCACGGGCATGGCGTTGTAGTCGAATTTATAGAGGTTGCGCCGGGGCGTTTTGAACGCCTCCAGCAGGGCGGCGTTGATGTCGCCGCGCTTGCTGTTCAGATAGTCCCGGTACTGCTGCGCCGTCCAGTTGTAGGCGGTCTCGTAGATGTCGGTGGCGTAGTGCTGGAAGGTGCAGCCGTGTTCCAGCGCGGCAGAAACGGCGGGGATCAATTCCTCGGTGACGTAGCCGCTGACCGCCTGCGGGTGGATATAAAGGGAGCTGTTTCCGTTGGCGACGGTGGCGCCGCTGCCGTTCCGGTACGGCTCGGTGATGGTCCAGCCCTCGGCGGCAAACAGGCCCAGAATGTCGCTGTAGAAATTCTCTGTCTTGTCCTGATCCATTCCCTTGCCCCATACATAACCGGAGTTCAGGCGGAAATAGACGTGCTTATAGGGGGTATCGTCGCGCTGTTCGCTGTTTTCCTGGCGGCGCTGTTCGGCGTAGGCTTCCAGCTCGTCCAGGCTGTGGCGGATGGCGGAAATGGCGTTGGTAGCGGTGTCGCTGGTGGGGTCGCCGGTGATAACGCCTTTCAAAACGGCGGCATTGGCGGCGATGGCATCGCAGTGGGTGCGGGCGGCGGCCGCCTCCGGGATGGGATACTTGATGGTGGACATGGTGATTTCTCCTTTCGTTGTTCAGATGATGGCGGAAACGTCAACACCTATGAGTCGGCCTAATGCCTGGGCGGCGTCCGTATAGGTGGAAAATTCTGCGCCGGTGTCGTACTCGGGGGCGGAAGTTTCGAAAACCGCTTCGGCTAAACTCGCATTGAAATCGGGGCTGTTGATGATCTCCACGTCCCAGTCGTACAACTCGCACAGCGAGTCGCGCTCGCGCCCGTCCAAGTCGTTGTCGAGATAGACAAAACCGTGGGCGACGCGGAACAGGCCGGCGCCGTATTGGTTTACCTGCGCCAGCTCAAAGACGTTGTGGCCGTGTTCCGGTGCCTGGCGGCGGTATTGGGCGCAGTCGGAATCGGTGCAAATCCAATTTTTGCTTTCGGTGTTCATGGTTTTACCTCCTCACTTGTGATTTGCGGGGTCAATGGGTGGGGCACTGGAACAGGACGCAAAGATCAGCCTTGCGGGCGATCTCGTTGATACGCTGGGCGGTCGTGTTGCCAAGGGAAAACACGGCGATATAATTCACATGGCAGTCGTCCGGGGTGAAGATCGGCCTGCACTCTACGCCAAGGTCGCGAAGATGGGTTGTGACGTCGGCGGCCTCCATGACCTCGTGCACTGCGTCGGCGTAGCACTCGCGGTAAAGGTCAACGCCGTATTTGTCGCGGATGATGTCGAGCGCGCGCACGTCGAAAAGCTCGGTGAACGGCTCGTATTTGTGTGGAGTAGAAAGATGCGCGTTGATGATCTCATTTCTGCAAGACCAGTATCCAGCTGTTTTCATGGTGTGCACCTCCGTTTTGTGATTTGGTTTTGTGCGTGGGGCGGCGAATGCCGCCCCGGTTTGGTTTAGTCGGGCTGTTCGGGAGACTCGCCGCGCTTCCAGCGGCGGAACACCGCCAGGGCGTTTGCCTCGTCGCGGCGGCTGAGCTCCTGAAGGAAGAAGCGGGCCACGTCGATTTTCTCTTTATCGGTGGGGCTGATGGCGAAAACAGCTCGTTCAAGCTGTTCATCCGTCAGCATTTGCACCGATTCCAGAATGTCGGCGAAGTCCTGGCGGGCCTGTTCCTGCTCCTGCTCTGCCTGTTCAGCCTTGCGGCGGTAGTATTCTTCCAGCCAGGGCGCGGGCATGACGGAGACCACGCGCCCGCTCTCGGTGTACTGTTCCAGCAGGTCGGCCACGGCGACGATGGCCGCGCCGGTCTCCTTGTCCTCGTCGGTGGGCTTGCCGTTGCCAAAGTTGCCCTTGTCGCGCAGGAACGCGCCGAAACTGCGAATGTGGGCGATGAGTCCGCCGTCGTTGTCGCCCAGGTCATAGCGGCCTTTATATGTGTCCTGCTCGCCGTCGGCGTTGGTGTAGGTGATGGAAAAGCTGGTTTTGTCATAGCCGCGTTCCTGGTCGGCGGAAATTTTTTCGTCCAGCGTCTTGAAAATGATCTCGGCGGCGGCGACGGAGAATTTCATACCATCATCAAAAGCGCCGTTTTCGCTCCATTCTACGGTTACGACCGGGGCGCCGTCCTTGATGGGGTGCGCGGCGGCTGTCTGTTCGATGAAAGCGCGGTTTTCGTTGCGGGTGCGGATGGCCTTTTCCCGGCGTTCCAGCTGTTCGGCGTGTTCACGCGCCAGCCGCGCCGACTCGGCGGCGGTGTTCATCTCGTGGACGGCTTCCACGTCGGCGGCGGTGGGGTGGCCTTTGGGCAGGGTGGCCAGCTCGGCGGCGTTGCGGTCAAACTGTGCCTGCCGCCGGTCGATCTCGGCGCGGATGTCCTCCGGCTTGCGCCAGTGGTAGCGGCCCGGCTGCCGGGCGTCCTGTTCCTCCTGTTCCAATTTGGCTATATATTCCGGCTCGCCGCGCATGGCAGATTTGAGCGCGGCGGCGCGGGCGTACTTGTAGAGGGGGTGCGCCGGGGTCAGGGTGGCGCTGTCGCTGTCGAAATAGTCGGTATAAAGGTCGGTTTCGTTCTTGACGGTGAACAGGTCGCGGGGGAGGTGGTCATAATCGCGGGCGCTGATGGTCACGCTATCGCTGCGGCTGTCGGTGAAGTAGTAACAGCGGATCAGCTTTCCGCCGTTTACCTTGATTCCGTTCCAGAAAAAGCGGATGGATTCGGTTTTGTTGGTGTTCATTTTGTGTTCCTCCTGTTGTGTAGTCTGTTCCCCGTGTCAAGGGAACAAATTTACTTTTCTCGATGGGGTGGAGCTGGTGCGCCCAACTCCCCAGAGGCGGCGCGGCGGCTGTTCAGCGTTTGCGGGGCTGGTCTATCCGGTCCAGCAGTCGAACAAAAAGCGCCGCCAGGGTGGCGGCGCCGGTGGCGGTGACGATATAGGAAAAGACGGTCATAGGGCGGTGGCCTCCTTCTTCATTTCCTTGACAAAGCCCATGGATTTCAGCGTGTTATAGACCATCAGATCTTTCAAACACTTTTTACAGAGGGGGCCACTCACCCCCTCGAAGAACTCGTCCTTAATCGTGTGACCGCACTTGATGCACTGCTTGATTCTCTTGCCTTGCATGGTGTTTTCCTTTCCGCCCGGTTTCGGGCATAAAAAAAGCGCTCCCGGAAAATCTCCGGGGGCGCTGTTCGTGTTTTGCCCCGCATTTTTCCGGGGCTGCTGTTCAGGTGGTGGGGGTGTTCTGCTCCGACTGTTCCGCCGGGGCGGGCTGTTCCGCGGTCATCGTCTGGCCGTCCGGCAGGTGGAAGGACACCGAGAAGCCGCAGCCCAGGGCGGCGGCAATGGCGGCCAGGGATGAAACATACCAATTGTCATTGTTGATTTTTTGGTTGATGTTCTGTGGGGTGGTGCCCATGCGCCGCGCTAATTCGCTTCCGCTGATATTGTACTCCAGCAGGAGACGCCGCACGAGTTTAGAAACCTGCATTTTGTATCACCTCTTTCCGGGCGGCCTGCTTATAGTCTACCAGCAAAGCCGCTTTTTGTGCATAGCTTACAACGATTTGTTTAATTTGTCAAGTTGCACATTTCCGATTGAAATAATTTGTTGAAAGTGACAGTTGCAAATTGAAAGTAACTCCTTTATAATATCAAGTAGAAACATTCAATAAATATTTTTTTGGAGGTTGACAGCATGACAAATTACAAGTTTTCTTTCCATTGCGTGGACAATGGCGGCAAACACCAGGCGTTTACCGTGAGCGCACCCAGCAAGGCGGCGGCGATTGACAAGGCATTGAAGAAGGCCCGGAAGAACGCCGCGGGCGACATCTGCGGAACGTGGGAAATCAGGCTGCAGCCCAGCTTTTAACACCGCCTGACGCTTCCGGAGGGGTTGAGCGTATCAGCCCCGCCCCATAACTACTATTTACAAGGAGGACTAAAAAAATGGAACTTAAAAACTACACTATCAAGGACATCGAGAGCATGAGCGCGGCGGATCTGGCCAGCTTCGCGGAGGAAGTGGAGACGATCAAGGGGCACACGGTCTATTATATCGACTTCGGCGGCGCGTTCGGTTTTTCCGCCTGCGTCTGCGCTGACGGCCAGCACATTAAATACGCGAACGACTACGAACTACACCACAAAGGCAAGAGCCGGGACGAGCTGCGCGAGCTTTACCGCCGGGAGCTTTCCGGGAAGCTCTTTACAGAGTCGGAACTTTCCACCGTCAGCAGCCACGAGGACGCACAGCGCAAGCGCTATTTTCTCATGAACTACTACGGAGAGCGCCGCCCCCACGTTTCCGCCTTTTATATCGGGGAAGCCCCGGACGTTTCCGGGCTGACGTTTAGCCCTGTTTTCATGGCCTATTATAAGGACTCCGCTTTTGTGAAGCACGGCGCGGAGCTGCTGCACACGCTGAGCGAGGCGGAGCAGAAGAACGCGGACAATTTCGACTACTGGCGCGGCGCTTTCCTGTATGAAATGTTTAATCATGAATATTGTGTTAACTGGCAAGCAGATTATGACGTTTGCGCCTGCTTCGGTAACTGCGAGGGCGTAAAGGACTACACCGACCGCGCCGAGCTTTTCGCCGCCTGCGGCTTTAACGCCACCCAGCGGAGCGCCTACGACGCAGCACGCCGCGAATACTACCGGCAACAGAAGAACGCCGAAAACTACTAAAGGAGGGCAACAGACAATGAACGAGAACACCAAGACCGCCCGCGCCGAGTGGGAGAGCATGAGCGGGGAACAGCAGTACAAGGCGCTTGTGGCGATGGCCTGGACCGTGCGCCGGAAGGCAGAGGCCCGCAACCAGACCGGCGCCGCGTGGATCGAGACCGAGGACGACGCGCAGACCGTAGCCGCCGACGCCTGGACTCGGATGGGCGCCGCGCTGGATCGTAACGAGGCCCAGGACGCGCCCGCGCCGCTTGCGGTGATCCTGTACCGGGCAGCAGCCCAGGCCGCGCACAGCATAAGCAGGGCCGAGCAGAGACACGCCCGCGCCATATCCGCCACCATTGACGACGACGGCGCCGAGCGCTGGCAGATCGACACCGAGGCCGGGACGGACTGCGACGCGATAGCACCCAGCCCGGAGGCTGCCGCGATCCTGCGGGAGAGCGTGGAGAGCGTCGCCCGCGACCAGGTGGACCGCGTAGCGCTGACCATGACCGCCCGCGGGTACACTACGGCAGAGATAGCCGCCGCGCTGATGGTTGACCGGTCCACCATTTCCCGCCGCCTTTACGCCATGCGGGACCGCTACCACGCGCAGCAGGACAACGCCCAGGACTAACCACGGACGCGCCCAGCAGGGCGCAGACAACCGAAGAAGCCTAAACCAGCACCGCCAGGACGGAACCAAAACCGCCCCAGCGGTGCTAATTTTGTGCCCGTGCGGATTTTTGACAATGCCACCGGAAATACAGAAAACGGACAGAAACGCCCCGCCACGCTTTCCGGGCGTTGAGGGAATGCCCCGACACCGACCCCCAAAGAAAAACGCCGCCAGCAGCCCCGCAGAGGTCAAAGAAGCGGGAAAGACCGCCGCCAGCCCTCACGTGTGCGCGCGCGTTAATTCCGGGCGCGGTTGAATAAAGAAAGAATATATCCCCGTATATAACCACCCCAGCGGAACAGAAACGAACGCCAAAGCCCCCAGCAGGACAGCCAAGGCATGAGAACAGCAGAGCAGAGCAGAGACCACCAGCGGGAAGCACTGACCGGAAGAAAAGAGCGGCGGCGAGGGGAGGGAAGGAGAGTCGCCCGGCGGCCTATGTTCCGGGCCAAACAGCGGACAGACGGCGACCGGCAGCGGCGGCGGGCGCCCCGGCTTCATGCCCTGACCATCCGGCAGGCGGCAGCCGCCACCGATAAAACAGCCAAAACCGGCGGAAATCGTCAAATCAGAGGCCGAAAGCGGACGAAATGAAAGAGAACTTGCAAAAATCGGAACATTTGTTTACATATTAGGACAATATGGAAAGGAAAGCACCCCGGCGGCGGGCGTATTTCCTGCAAAATCCGGCGGAAATGGACGGCACCGGCACCCGCTGACCACCACCGGCACCACCTGACCACCACCAGGACGGCAACCCGGGGGAGGTTTACAAACCGGAAGGGCAAAGCCTTTTCTCCATGCTGCGCAACTCTCCTCCCCGCTCCCATGTTCCCCATTCCGGCACACCAATCCGCGTTTCTCAAGCAAGTTACCGGCAAGTTAGGGGTAGGGGGGGTGGTTTTGAAATCGGGTCGAAAAAACGAAACGGTCAAAAGGCCGAGGGCGAAAAATAAAAATTTCGGCGGGCGCAAGCGCAATATATGTGAGATGAAGGTACGGCCTTTGTGCGGCGCTGGTGCGATGGTGGCGGCATGGTGTTGACACGGGTGGTATATGGGGGTGAAAAAGTTTTTCTGCTTCCCTTGACACGGCGATTAGACTCCCGGTTGCCAAAGGGTCGGGAGCAAGTGGCCGGCAAGTTAGATCGAGGGAGTGTTTTGAATATGGTGGTAGACATTTTCGGGGCTGATAAGAAGTACAGCGTGATCTACGCGGATCCCCCGTGGACATTTAAGACGTACAGCGCAAAGGGCAAGGAGAAGAAGTCTGCGGAAGCGCATTATCGCTGCATGGGCAAAGAGGACATACAGGCGCTGCCGGTGCAGGGCATAGCGGCAGAGGACTGCGTACTGTTTCTGTGGGTGACTATGCCGTGTTTGGAGGAAGGCTTGGAGCTGATCCGCAAGTGGGGCTTTACCTATAAGACCTGCGCGTTTACATGGGTAAAGCAGAACAGGAAATCGGACGGGCTGTTTTGGGGTCTGGGTTTCTGGACTCGGGCCAACGCGGAGCTGTGCCTGCTGGCGACAAGAGGTAAGCCGAAGCGCGTGAACAAGGGCGTACACAGTGTGGTGCTGAGCCACGTGCGGGAGCACAGCAGAAAGCCGGATGAGGTGAGAGACCGAATCGTGGAACTGATGGGAGATATACCCCGCATCGAACTGTTTGCCCGCCAACAGGTGGACGGCTGGGACTGCTGGGGTGACGAGGTATAAGTGAAGGTGATTTCAATGGCTATGCGGAGGATGGGAGATGTCGCAACGGACGTCCTGCTGGACGAAGTGCTGGGCGGCAGGGTAGATGAAATGCTGCTGGACAGGGACGCGAACCTCGGTGCGCTGCTTCGGCTACGGCGGCACTTCCCAAAAGCGGCGCTGAAACTGACGGACGATCAGTGGATGTACCTGAGCGAGATGTACGATGGCGGCATGAGCGTGACGGAGATCGCGGCGGCGCACGACGTAAATAAGAGCACGGTCAGCCGGAGCGTGAACCGTGCGAAAAAGACTTTGCAGGACTATCTACAGTTTTGCCTGTGATGGGAGTGGGAACGAGATACATGGGACGGATAAATCAGCCGCTGACGAATGAGGCGGCAAGGAAACTGATGGCGCTGGACGTGCAGGACAAGGAGATACTGACCTACGAAAAGCTGGACGAGTGGTACACCGCATGGGGCGGACAGTGCTACGTCAGTTTCTCCGGCGGAAAGGACAGCACGGTGCTGGCGTATCTGGCGGCGCGGTACCTGTCGAGCTTCAGGACACCGCCGTGGGAGCTGAACTTGGTGTTTGCGAACACGGGGCTGGAATATCCAGAGATACAGAAGTTCGTGAATGAGTACGCCGACTGGCTGCGGAGGGAGTTTCCCCGCGTGACTGTCAACCTTCACCGTCTACGCCCGAAGATGAACATTCGACAGGTGGTGACGAAGTACGGGTACAGCATTGTTAGCAAAGAAGTGTCGGCGTATATCGGGAACGCGAGAATAAACCCCGCCGGAAAATCTGCACAAAGGTTGCGTGGCGAGTATCTGGACAAGGACGGGGGAAAATCGCCGTATAACTGCGAACAATGGGCGTTTTTACTCCCTGCGCCGTTTTTAATTTCCGATTCGTGCTGCAAGGTTATGAAAAAATCGCCTATGCACAGATACGAGCATCAAGAAAAGCGTGTGCCAACTACCGCGATAATGGCGGAAGAAAGCCGGCTTCGGATGATTAAGTGGACTGCCACCGGCTGCAACGCCTTTGAAGGCAAGCGTCCTATGGGCAAGCCCATGAGTTTCTGGACGGAGCAGGATGTGCTGCGGTTTATCGTGGAGCGTGGGCTACCCTACGCCAGCGTGTACGGCGACATCGTGGCCAGCGACGGCGAGAATGACTACGGCGCAACGCTGATCGACTGCAAGCTGCACTGTACAGGCTGTCAGAGAACCGGATGTATGTTTTGCGCGTTCGGTGCGCATCTCGAAAAAGGCGTCAACCGATTCCAGCGGATGAAACTGACGCACCCGAAGCACTACCAGTTCTGCATCGGCGGTGGGGCGTTCGACACGGATGGGCTGTGGAAACCCACGAAAGACGGTCTTGGCTATGCGCGGGTACTGGACTACATCGGAGTGAGGTATTGAAAGGAGAGATAGAAACATGAGCGTATGCGGAAAATGCGGAAAGGACTTTGATGCGGCAGTATCCGGCTCAAATATTTACTGCTACTGCCCGGACTGCTACAAGGAAATTGAGGCAGCAGGGTCTCCAATCCGTGAGATTCTTGAAAAGTCCACAAAAAAGCCAAGAGCGACAGTGATGGGCGGTATCAAAGACAGCGGGGAGCGTACCACCTTCAGCACCGGGGCGCAGCGGGATATGCACAGTGGGAAAGGCCGCATGGATCTTCTTCCGTGGGCGGCGATCATAGAGGTAAGCAAGCACTGTGAGGCGGGGGCACTCAAGTATGGGACGCATAATGTCGATAAAGGCATCCCCACCAGCAGTTTGCTGGACAGCGCCATGCGACACGCGGCGAAGTATCTGGACGGACAGGAGGACGAGGATCACTTGCTGGCGGCGGCGTGGAATTTGCTGTGGGCAATCGAGATGCGCTGCAAGAAGCCGGAGTGCGTGGATACGCCGTGGAAGGAGGAAAAGGCATGAGCAATGCCGTTATGATAAGCATTCGACCGAAGTGGTGCGAGAAGATTTGCAACGGCGAAAAGACTATCGAGGTGCGAAAGACGCGCCCGAAGCTGGAAACGCCGTTTAAGTGCTATATCTACTGCACGCAAGCGAGGGAACGTCTCATTACCATTCTGAAAGATGGCGACGAGAACTACGGCGAAATTTACCGCGGGAAGCCTGTTTTCATAAAGACGGACGAGGGCTCTGTGTGTGATATGTGGGGTAAGCGCCAGAAGGTCATCGGCGAGTTCGTGTGCGATAGGATATTCCCGATTGATGTGTATGATAACGGCTGCATCAAAGATTGGAATTTTGAGTGTATGTGGAAGTCGTGTCTGCCGTATGAAGGAATTGCTGCCTACATTGGAAGAGAAAAGCGGGGTTACGGCTGGCATATTTCCAACCTGAAAATCTACGATACGCCGAAGGAGTTGAGCAGGTTTTCGCGCCCGTTTGAAAACTGCATAGACAAGGTGTGTGATGAATTTGGGTGTGCATCATGCGAAAATGGCGGTTATATCAAGCGCCCGCCCCAGAGCTGGTGCTATGTGGAGGAGCAGAAATGATATACACCTTTCATGTGGGAGATTATGTGAGGTTGGAACGTGCCGATGGCACATCCTCCAAGACGCTTACCGGATATGTGTCATCTTACCAGCGGCCTGGGCGGTCGCACAGTTTCATTTTCAAGTGGGAAGATGGGACGCAGACGGGCTGGAGTGGCAATATAGAGGATCTGCCGCAGAATTTTACTCGCATTGGCAAGTACGATTTTGCGTGGCTAAGAGCGATCAGGGATTGCGGATATGCGGAAAAGGATGAACTCGACAAGATGAGCTCCACGAAACTGTTGATGATGCCGGAGTACCTGCGCGAGGGAGACTTTGTGGAGACTGTGGATGGCCGGGTGGGGTACATCAAGAGCATCTGCCGGTGTGAGAAATGCCGGGAGCGTGGGTTCTATGAGCCGATCGTACATTTTACGGACGGTGAGGAGGACTGCATCACCAAGTACGAGGCAGAAAACAGCTTCAAGGGCTATAAGCGCATCGGGCGGTGGGAGAATGAGAAAGCAGTAGTGCAGAAGCCCAAGGAGATTCTTCACTGCGGGAGCGTGCGGAAGTCCGAAAACGGGACTATGAGATACGCACCAGACACGCAAGTCATGCAGGATAAGATCAACGAACTGGTAGACGCTGTAAATGAACTGCGAAAGGAGAAACAGAAATGACAGAGAGGAAGGTGCTGATCGTCCGCGTGAAGGGCGGTATGCAGATAGCGCAGGGCGTAACCAACTATATCATAGAGGGGCTGGTGCGGGGCGTGCTGGTGCTGCCGGAGGAGGTTACGTCTTACGCCGTTGAGGAGTTTCCTGCGCTGGGCGTGGAGAATGAGGACACCATCTATACGGTCGTACCAGAGGGCGTACCAGCGATAAAGATCCTCAATAAGGACGATATACGCCCCATTGGCGTGTATGTGCAGGAGCAGGAGGAAAGCGACCAGATCGATGGTGAGGAAGCCCCGTCAGCTCCCACACCGCAGCCGGCGGAACTTCCTACACCGTTTAAGCCAAAGGGCGCAAGTGCGGAGATCAAGCGGGAGGTTTTTATACGGCTGCAAGCCTACCAGCAAAGAACGAAACTTGGCTGGGCACAGAGAGTGTCCGACGCCACCGGCGGTAAGGTGGCGCCCGATGTGGTGCGGCTTGGCCTGCTGGAGGCGCGGGACATCGGCGTTGACCGCTGGAAACTCATCGGAAAGGCGCTGGACAAACTGGAGGAGGAAATGTGATGAAAGAAATTACTTTTGACGCTTTTCGCCAGCTTTTGCTTTACCGGCGCATTGTGAAGTGGGACGGCGACCGAATTGAGTTGGATAGCGGCGTAAAAATCCGCATTGAAATGACCGACAACGACTGCTGCGCTTATGCGTCCGGTGCATTTCAGAATGTGGTGCTGGATGCCGCTATCACCAGCGTTTCAGAGATCGTGCGCGAGAAATGGGAGGATGACGACACCTATGGTTGCCGCGCAAGGGTGACGATTATGCACAACAGAAACCCCATTTGCGAGGCATACGCAAACGCAGATGCAGGTAACGGTGGTTATTACTTCTCTATTGCATCGTTTATTGTGACACTGCCCGATGCGGAGGAGGAGGTCACGTGCGAGTTTGCCAATAGTGGGTTTCAGTTTCAGAAGCAGTACGGCGCAACTTTTGACAGGAGGTTTTTGTGATGGTTTTTGACATTGAAAAAATGCGATGGGTGCGGGGGAGTTTGCGGATCGGCGATTATGTTGAAACCGTGGATGGTGTCTGCGGAGTTGTGACAAATGTCATCTACGCTGGAACTCCCGAGTTGGCGCTGCTGATCGAAGTATCCCTTTGTGGTGATTACATCGTGCAATGCCCCGTAATTGACATACCCAAAAATTTTGCCTGCGTCGGTCCGTGGACAAGCGAGGACTGGGAGAAGCCGCCGATGCAGCAGAAGGAGAAACATTTTTCTGCAACGCTGGAACCTTTGGAACACCCGTTCAGGATGCCGCAAAAGTCAGGCAAGGTGCTGATTTTCCGTGCGGAGGGAGCGTTGGAGGAAGAAACTCGCAAAGAGTGGGAGAGACGCATTGTGCGCGGCATCGAGCGCGGTGTCGTGCTGCTGCCGGAGTTTATCAAACTTGAGACGGAGATTGGAGGGGAGGAGAACAACAATGGCGGAATACATTGAGAGGGAAGCGGTAATTGACCGCTTGAAAAGGAATTTGGGCGCTTGCAATCCAGGCTCTTTTTCGGAATTGTGCTACAGGGATGCAATAGAAACAGTGAAAAGATTCCCTGCCTCTGATGTTGCCCCGGTGGTGCGGTGTAAAGACTGCAATCACTACGAAATGGGCGTTTGCCTGAAAATCTACTCGGACGGCAACGTACATCCAGAGGCATGGCAACCCCGGAGACCTGAAGACTTCTGCTCCTACGGCGAGAGAAAGGAGGAACAATAATGTCTGGTGGATCTATGAATTATTTTTACGCACAGCTGGAGGAGGAAATGGAGAAATGAAAATCTACATAGCGGGTCGGATCAATGGCAATTCTCATTATAAGGCGCAGTTTAATGCTACGAAAACCATGCTGCAGGATGCGGGGCATACCGTCCTGAACCCGGCGGAGCTGCCGGAGGGCATGAAGCCAGCAGACTATATACGTATTTACTTCGCCATGCTGGATAGCGCCGATGTGGTTCTTTTCCAGCTCGGATGGCAGGTGAGCGAGGGGGCAAAATTGGAGTACGACTATGCGAGATACATCGGGAAGGACGTCATTACCGTTGACCCTCTTTCACGAGTTGACACTTACGACATCCTCCGCGCTGTAGCTTCCGTTGAGAAAAGGATGCGTGAAAGGAAAGAACTCCCCAATGGATAAGGCCATCTGGACGGTCCGCACCGCCAAGCTGTGCCCCAAGTGCATCCAGGAGATGGAAGCGGAGTACATCGTGTACCTGACACACGAGCAGCAGAGGAACCGCATGAAGGACATAGCTACGCACGGTTACTGCGACCGCTGCCATGAGGAAAGCTTTATGCTGCGGATGCGCCAGTACACCGTGAATGGCACGACACTACGGGCGAAGGGGCTGGATAAGAAGTGGAGGGAATATTTGGGATGATAAAGAACAGCGGAACAGGCGGAGCCGGTGGAGTTGGTCCGGCATACATCGCTAATGGTGGCGCCGGCTGCGAGCCTGGATCCGGTGTATGTACGCTCGGTTCAGGAGGCTCCGGTGGAAATGGACGATTTATCTGGTGCCGCACAGAGGACGACCGTATGGTGCGTCTTTGGCAGAGAGTTGCGGAGGGCATAATCAAAGCAAACGCAAAGATTGAAAGGCATACTCCACAGGCGTGTTGCCTAAAGCATAATCTGAGACTTATTCAAGACCACGGAACGGAGATCTACCACAAGTGTTATGTGTGCGATAGAGACTGGACGGAGCCTGTGTTTAAGGATGGAATGACCTTCGATGAGTATATCAACTCCCCGGCGTCAAAAACGCTGGGGACAAGAATCGTGACTATGTGAGGAGAAAAGCATAATGGGAACTTTTTTTGGCGTCCTTGTCGGCTTCGTTCTGGGCCTCGTTCTGGCTGGTGCCGCATTTATCGACATCGTTTCAACGGACAATGAGCAAGGCTATCAGCCCAACAAGCCATTGAACGGTCCTCCACCCAATGTAAGGGGTAGTGTGCAGTATCCTGTTTGGGAGCAGAGAAACAGGACGCGCATAGAGATTGACCACAACTATTTTTATTACGATGGCATCCCCATCGGCACCGTTGCTGATGATAAGCCGTATGTTTGGTGCATCCATATTCTCAAGAGTCAGTGCGAAACGTGTTATAACTCGAAAACGAGAAAACTTGAGGTCTTGCCTATTCGCGGGCAAACGGAGGACAGGGTATGAACCAGTACAACAGAAAACCCTGCGGGAAACTGGAGGTATGTCCCCACTGCGGAAGAGACAGCGGGGAGCGCAAAATCGGTATTTATGTGCCGGAACGGTACTATGTGCGCTGCGCGAGTTGCGGTTTCACTCTGTCAGGGTGGAGCCAGAGCGCCGCTACGGCAAGCTGGAACAGGTGGAGCAAGAAGGTGAGGACATGAAAAGCAAATGTTGTGTTGGCTGCAAGTGGCACGAGGAATGGACGTGGGCGTGCTTCAACGGGGATAGCCCCTATTGCGCCGACTTTGTGAACTGCGGGTGTCCGCTATACGAGGAGAAGAAAACCAATGACAAGAAGGGAACAGATAGTCTATAAAACAATGAGCGAGAACATTGCCCGTGCCGGGGAGTTCGGATTATGCCCAGGACCGTTCGTGGCTATGCGGGCAGAGTACCGGCGCGTTGTGCGTCGGGAGCAGACGCACTTCCTGTTGGAGTTCATGCTGCTGGCACTGTTGATCTTCGCGCTGATCGCCCCGTGGAGAGCCAGCGCGGACACGCCGCATACCGTCCTGCGGGTGGAGTGGGGCGAAGATGTTGACAGCCATGATACAATCGTAGAAGAGGATCCCGATGAGTCGGAACGCATACTGGAAGCCGTCAAGGCAAAAAGCAACGTGTTGGAGGACTGCATCATTACCGGCTACTGTGCAGACTGCGTTGAGAAGTACGCGCACATGAACCAGGACGAGTTTGGCCGTGTGTTGACCGCCAGCGGCCAGTGGGTATATCCAGGCTCCTGCGTGGCGACCGACCCGGACGTGATACCGACCGGCAGCACGGTCATCATCGGAGACAGAACATACATCGCCCTGGACGTGGGCGTAATAGGCAAACACGTTGACATACTGATGACCCACGAGGAGGCCGCCGTGGCGGGAGCCAGAAGGGAAACGGTGTGGTGGTGTGAGGAATGAGACACAATATATTATATAATGTATTTTTACATTATTCGACAACGGACATGACGTGTTGAGCAGGTTTGCAAGTGTGCGATTTTACACACGAAAATGCACACGGATTTCAAAAGTGCTGTGGCGCAGCGGGTTTATAAGAAGAAGTGCGCGTTCGAATCCTTCTCCCGCTGCCAAATGAAGGGAAATCCCGCAGTCGTTGAGGCTGCGGGATTTCTTGTTGTTTCAAGGGGCTTGCGCATTTTTGACATAAAACTTATCGGTTCGTTTGCTGCTTTTTTGGTGCGCTCTGGAACGGTGTTTTCCTGCGTTTTTACACACGGATTTACACACGAAAAGCGGACCTGGGGCGGTCACAGATTTTCTTTGTAAAAATTCTCCATCTCCTTAACGCGGGCATTTAAGTCACGGGCGGCGAGGTGCGTATATATTTCGTGCATGACCCTGTAATCTGACCAGCCGCCGATACGCATACATTCCTCCTCCTTAAAGCCGAGACTGTAGGCAAGGGATGCGAAACTATGGCGCAAACCATGTACACCCACTTTTGGAAGTCCGTTTGCTTCGCAGACATCGTTGATCTTGCGCCAGAGCCCGTTTGGCGGCTGGTACGACACACGCTTGCCCTTGGGACCATTTTCATCCTTGAGGAGTTGGCGGAGGCGCGGGATCATAAAGGGGACGACACGGTTGGACTTTTGGGTTTTGGGTGTTATCTTCTCCACATACTCGTTCTTTTCGTTCTGCGCGATGACGGCATGAACGCGGAAGGAATCGGACTTAAAATCTATGTCGTCCCATTTGAGGGCCAGCAGTTCTCCGCGGCGCAGGCTGTGGAGGGCGAAAAGCGCTTCCTTCTCAAAGGACTTGCCCTCGATAGCTTTGCAGAATACGATGATCTGCTCCGGCGTGAGCCACTTATGCTCGGAAACAGGGAGCTTTGGAAGCGTTACTTTTGGAGCGGCGATGCCGCTTTCCTCCAAGACGGATTTAATAAACCCCCAAGCATTTTTCAGCGTTTTTGGGGCACAGAGCGCGGCCTCCTCGTTTATATACGACTGCCAATCCACCGGCTCGCGTATGTTGACCCCTTGGCAAGACTTGAAGCGGTTTTTCTGATAGATGCGGTAGCCGCGGATAGTGTTGGGAGAGAGAAGGGTCCGGCGCGTGATATAATTTTCAATGGCTTCAGAAAGCAGAAGTGGCTGGTCTTTGGCTTTTTTCTGCTGCTCCACAAAGCCGGCGCGGATGGCTTTGGCCTTTGCGATGCAGCGATCCTTGGTAGGTTCGGTGACAGACTGCTGCTCGGCACGGAGATATATGCGCCAGCTGCCAGATGGAAGCTGCTTCGGCTCCGGCACTTTGATAACGCCGTCCTTTTTGCGCTCCCGCACCTGCTTCTGGCCGCACCAGGGACAGAACGTGGCGTTGTCGGGGACTTCGCGCTTACAGGACTTGCATTTCGTTGACATTTTGATATTTTCGTGTTACCCTACTGTTGTAGGCTCCTTTCTTTAAGGCTCGTGATGGTGTTGGCGGGAATAGAGCTTATATGGAAAAGCCGTCCGATTGGGCGGCTTTTTCTTTTTTTAACAAAAAATCTCAAGAAACTTGTGATATGTGTGCATTGAAACCAAGAAACTTGTGATATATAATGTAGAACACAGTAGAACCTATGTTCTATTTTTGCTCGATTATATTTTTTTCAGCATCGCGCAGCGCACGGTATCCGACAAGGCTGCACACGACGATAGAAACAGGCGTAAGAATGATAACAAGCCACGCAAACGCTGTAGGCCCGCCCTGGAGGACAAAACCAGCATGGGGGTTGCGGAAGTCAAAAAAAAGGTAAATAATTAAGAACAGGGAGAGGATCGCGGCAAAAATTGAGGAAAACACAGACCAGCGTTTGTAATGATCGCGCTGGCGGATAACGGCATCCAAACGCTGGGTACAAAGACCGTTGACCTGCTTCAGGCGTACCACGTCGCCGGAGCTGACGGCGTTATCCAGTTCCAGCTCGTGGATGCGTTCCCGCATGGCGGAGGGGGCAGACGCAGGGGGCTGGATCTCAAACGTCTGATCGGCGGAGATGCCAACGGCTTTCATCACGGCTACAGCATCGTACAGTTTTGGATCGCGCTCACCGGACTGCATTTTGCAGACGGCGGAATAGCTGATGCCGGACAGTTCGGCCAGTTCCTCGTTGGTGATGCCCTTGTCCATTCTGGCTTTACGGACAAGGGCAGGGAAGTCCTGAATATGCTGCGAGATTTCCTGAATTTCTGACATGATTTCCCCTTTCTATCGGTAACGGATACTATTTCATCCGCTGCGGATCTTATTTCACCCGTAAATTTCCATATTTGGGTGGCAGTTTCCCAGATATGGGTCGGCCTCGGAGCACCAATTACCCAAATTGGGGAGCGATTCCCCAAAATGAACGTAGACACCGCGGCACGCATATAGTACGATTGAACCAAGCAAACGCCAGAAAACAACATACGAGGGGGTACAGAGAAATGAACGAACAGGAAGCAAGGGAACTGTTGGACGGAATGACAAGAGAGGATATGATTAGTCTTTATGAGATGCTCTTAGCTTTGCAGCATAAGAAATAACGTCTGCTACTTCGCTGGGGGAAAGCCCTATAAGGACATTCATAAGTGCGGCATGAAGCTCGTTGGTCGAAAGATCGGCGGGCTTTTTGTTTTCCTCGAGGTCTTTACAGAGCAAATAATCAGGGTCGACCTCCAAAATCTCGGCCATACGCAAGATATTGGCATCTTTAGGCACACGGCCTTTGCTTTTCCACTGGGCAACAGCGGAGGAAGAAATAGGGACCATTGCGTAAAATTCCTCCTTCGTCCACCCCTTGGCTTTTACAAGGCAGTCGATGCGGTAGAGCATTGTCGTAATATCCATAAATTGGCTCCTTTTTTTGTGCAAAATATAGAAACGGGCGCAACCTCTTCCAAACCCCTTGACTTAGCAATACGAAGTGATATACTAAGTATGCGAAGTGAAAAACGAAGCGCACACGAAGTGGAAACTGTGGTGCGAAGATGGCGTTAAATATGGTTCCAGACAAACTGTATTAAATCACACTCTTAGCAAATTGTCAAGCCACACTAAGCAGAACTTTGTTGCGCGAAGTAAAAGAGGTTAGGAGAGTGAAGAATTGAAAGTAAATGGTTTCAAACTGGCGCGTATTAAGGCGGGCCTTTCTCAAGAAGAGGCTGCGGCAAAACTTGGAGTGAGCCGCGTTACCGTATCCAGTTGGGAATGTGACCTGTATAAGCCTTCGGCAGATACGTTACTGAAGATCTCGGATATGTACGGCTGCACGATAGATGAGCTTCTCAGGGGAGGGCTCACGAAATGAACGAGATGCAGGTGTTTAACTACAAGAGCTCTCAAGTCAGAACCGTAGAAATCAACAGCGAGCCTTGGTTCGTGTTGAAGGACGTGTGTGCGATACTTGGTATTGCGAACCACAAAATGACCGCACAGAGGCTTGATATGGATGAGGTCAGCCAGACTTACCTCACCGATTCTCTTGGGCGAAAGCAGGAAACCTCCATCATCAACGAAAGCGGCCTGTACAACGTGATACTGCGCAGCGATAAGCCGGAGGCGAAGCCCTTTCGCAAGTGGGTCACATCGGAGGTGCTGCCCTCCATCAGAAAACACGGTACATACATGACCCCAGAGGTCATCGAACGGACACTGACTGACCCGGACTACATCATCCAACTGGCTACCACACTTAAGGAGGAGCAGCAAAGACGCAGACTGTTGGAGCGTCAGGCCGAAGCGGATAGACCGAAGGTGCTGTTTGCGGATGCTGTGAGCGCGTCCCACACGTCTATCCTTGTGGGTGAGTTGGCAAAGCTGCTGCGGCAGAACGGCGTAAACATCGGACAGAACCGGCTGTTTGCATGGCTTCGGGACAACGGCTACCTGATCCGCCGCAGCGGGACGGACTACAATATGCCTACGCAGCGGTCGATGGAAATGGGGCTTTTCAGTATCAAGGAAACTGCCATCAGCCGGTCGGACGGCTCCGTTACCGTCAGCAAAACAGTAAAGGTAACGGGCCGTGGGCAGACGTACTTTGTGGACAGGTTTTTAAGCAACAGGGAGGGGAGAAAATGCCGAGAGTGAAGCCCTTGGGCGTGAACCCAACAGAGCAGAAGATCGTGGCGCTGCTGTACGGCGCGATGGAGACAGAGGGCGTGCAGAAGCAGGAGCTGGCCGCAGCATTGGGAATAACCCCCAAGACGCTGCGGCAGCGGAAGAAAGATCCGCTGGACTTCACGGTGCGGGAGCTTCAGAAAGCCTGCCGGGCGCTGCACATCCCCATAGACGACCTGCGGTCGGCCATCACGCTATGAGCTGGCGGTGCAGGATATGCGGCGTGAGGTTTGACGCGCCGGTGATCCGGGAGAGGAAAGAGAACCTGGACGGGGAGAACGGCATAGAGGTACGCCGGGATATGTATTGCCCGGTGTGCGGAGAACCGTACATAGAGGAGGACAATGATGAGCAGGACCAGAAGTGAGCGCCGGCGTGACCAGAAGTGGAAGGCACTGCTGGGCGTGAGCGCCTTTCTGGCGTGGGGCATCATCGGAGAGGTGGAGAACGGCGGCTCGCTGTGGCTGCTGCTTCTCGCGGGAGCCGCCCTGGTGGGCGCATGGACAAGCTGTAAAGCCCTGGAGTTTTTCAGGTAAGGGAAATGGAGAGAATATGGCGGGAATAAATCTTACGGCGGAGCAGGTATTCGCCATCAATATGGCGCTGGCGAAGGGGCAGCGGATAGAGATCATCCCTCTCAAGGATCGGATAAAGGTCGTCGCGGTGAAGCGGGACGAGCTGAAAACCAAATAGTGTACCCCGCCTAAGTCAGTTGGCGGGAAGGGCGGAGCGTCGTCGAGTGGTTCGGAATTTCCGAGCTCCTTGGCGGCGCTTTTTTTATTTGCGGAGGAAGTGAGAAAACGTGACGGAACGAACGGTATACGGAAGCCGCGCCGAGTGGCTGGAGGGACGGCGCGGCGGGCTGGGCGCAAGCGACTGCGGCATTGTGCTGGGCGTGTCCAATTTCAAGACGCCGCTGCAACTATGGCGCGAGAAGATCGGTGCGGTGGAGACAAAAGAAATATCCGGGAACGAGCGCATCGACTTCGGAAATCGGGCGGAAGAACCGCTGAGAGCCATGTTTCGACTGATGCACCCGGAGTACGAACTGAGCTTTGAGCCATACCTGATCGTGCGACAGACGGGACGCTACAGATTCCTGACCTGCACCCCGGACGGGGAGCTGGTGGAACGTGAAACAGGCAGACGAGGCATCTACGAGAGCAAGACGGCGACGTGCTTGATCCGCGCCGACTGGGACAAATGGAGAGGTAAGGTCCCCGACCTCTACTACGCGCAGATATGCGAACAGATGTTTACCGGCGAATACGACTACGCCGTGGTGTGGGCGCTGCTGGTGAACGCGGAGGGGGATGGTGAGATACGCTTCTACAAATTCGAGAAAACAGAGTGCCAGACGGACATCGACTACATCATTCCGAAACTGGAGCACTTCTGGAAAAACAACGTGCTCAACGGGGTACCCCCGGCGGCAATATTACGACTTTAAGTGAAAAACGAAAGGAGAAATGAAATGGCATTTCGAGTGACCGTGCTGGACATGGAAACGGGAGAAGAGCGCGTATTCGCGCGGAACGCCTGCGGCGTGATATGCGCGGCGGTGATGCCCAAGGAGGGCGGGGAGGACAAGTATGACGGCGTGGCCGTCGCCAACGTAGCCGAAAACGTACCCATCGGCACGGTGGGGCTGCTGGTGCGCCTGACGGAGAACGCCGTAAAGCTCGTTACCGAGAAGGACAGCCGCATCCGCCAGAAGATGGCGGAGGATGACGCGGCATGGGCTGCGGCACAGGCGGAGAAGGAAGCCTCCGCAAAGAAGAAGTCAGCCCCCAAGAAGGGCGGCAAGCGCACGGCCAAGAAGGAGGGCAAGTGATGAAACTGAAACTGACGATGACCAACGCCGAGACCGGCGAGGTGCTGCACGAGGAGAACGACCTGGACTTTGCCATGATGTGCTTCGGGCGCAAGACAGATGAGGGTATTGATTTCCAAGCTGTGACGCGGGGAGAAAGTATGACCGCCGCGGACTTCGCACATTGCCTGGACGGCGTTGACAATGCTGTGGAAAAGAACCTCCGCGACAACAACGCCGTGTGTATGGCCTACACGCTGGTCAAGCTTGGCGTTCTGGGAAAGATCGTAGACGCGAGCGCAGAAGCGCGGCCCGGAGAGGGCGCTGCCGATGCCAAGAAGGAGGGTGAGCAGGGATGATCGTAAAGGCGATGTATCACAAGCCGAAGCTGAACGGCTACGGCGGACAGGCGTACACCTTTCTCACCGACTTGCCGCTGCACCCCGGCGACAAGGTGCTTGTCCCCGGCGGCGAGGGCACGGAGAAGAAGGCCATCATCACAGAGGTGGACCTGCCGGAGAGCGCCATTGACCCGGCATGGGCGGACAGGGTGAAACACATCACCAAGTACGACGCGGAGGTGACGGCATGAGTGCGGCGGAATTTCGCATCACCACAGACTTGGCTCCGCTTCGGCAGTTTCAGATCGAAGCCAATTTCGAAGAAACGAAGGCGTGGCTGACGGAGAACCTGGAACCCCTGCGGACGATGGCGGTGACACCGGAGAGCGCAGCGCAGGCGAAACAATATCGCGCGGCGGTGAGGAAGGTCCGTGACCGCATCGACGAGAGCCGCAAGATGGCAAAGGCGGCGGCACTGGAGGCGTACAGCAGCTTTGAGACCAAGTGCAAGGAGCTGACCGCCCTGTGCGAGGAAGCGGCCAACACCCTGGACGTGCAGATCAAGGCGATGGAGGAGGCGGCGAAGCAGGAGAAGAAAAATCGCCTTGCTGAATATTTCGCTCAGGTGGTGGGCGACATGGCGGAGTGGCTGACCTTTGACAACTGCTTTAACCCCAAGTGGCTGAACGCCACCTACCCTGAGAGCACGGCGTGGATGGATATAAACGCCGCCATAGACCGCTGCCGCTCCGATCTGAACGCCATTCGTGCGCTGCACAGCGAGTTCGAGACCACGCTGCTGGACGAGTACACCCGTACCCGTAACATCAGCGCGGTGCTGGTGAAGAACGAGACACTGGGCCGCATGAAGGCCGCCGAGGAAGAGCGAAAGCGCAAGGAAGCGGAGGCCGCGGCGAAGTACGAGGAGCAGAAAGCCGCCTGTGCTGCTGTCCGCATGGCGTCCGCCGGTGACGCTGTAATTGAAGAACACAGTGAAGTCGGACAGGTCATCGCCACCGTGGAGCGCGAAGCATTTGAGCGTGCCGTGTCTGAGCCGGAACCTACCTACACCGTGGATTTCCGCGTATTCGGTACGGCGGCGCAGTTGGACGAGCTGCGTGTGTACATGAGGACTAAGGGCATCCGCTACGGGCGTGTGCCGCAGGAGTAAGGGAGGAGAAGGAACATGAAAACGCAGAATCAGACGGGCTTTACGCAGATGGCGCAGACCAAGAAGCCCACATTCAGCATGGCGATCACGGCGCCCAACACCCAGCAGATGATTTCGCGGGCGCTGAAGAACGACAAGATGGCGGCGCGGTTTACCAGCACCCTGATCGGCGCGGTGAGCGCCAGCGAGGCGCTGAAAGCCTGCGACCCCGGCACCATCATTGCCGCCGGCCTGCGTGGAGAGGGCATGGGTCTGATTTACGGACACGGCTACTACATCGTGCCCTACGGCAGTGTGGCGACCTACCTGATGTCGTACAAGGGCTACATACAGCTGGCCATGTCCACAGGCTACTACGCGGACATCGACTGTGTGGAGGTGCGCGAGGGCGAACTGGAAGGGCGCTCCCGCCGCACGGGCAAGCCGGTCATCAACCTGGCCAAGTACGACACAGACGAGGAGCGCGAGAGCCACAAGGTCATCGGCTACTACGCCTACTTCGAGCTGAAGGATGGAACGTTCCGCTACGAGTATTGGAGCATGGACAAACTGCTCAAGCACGCGGACCGCTACTCTCCGGCTTTCAAACTGGATAAGTATAACGCACTTATCAATGGCGAGCTGGATGCCAAGGAGCAGACCAAACTGCTGAACGGTACGCCCTGGTACGACGTGAACGGCGGACAGGACAAGATGTGCCGCAAGACCATGATGCGCCAGCTGCTGAACAGCGGCTATGCACCGCTGAGCAACGAGGTACGCAGCTACTTCAACGAGGACAGCGACGATACCGTGGTGGCCACGGGGGACGGCGCGGAAACCGATCCGGTCATCCCCACTACCGGACACGTGGTGGAGGACGATACCCCCACCGCAGAGCAGGAAACAGCCGCCACCAGCCACACAGCGCCCCCTGAGAGCGCCGCAGAGCCGAAGAAGGGTAACGACACCGCCCCGACCCGCAAACGCACACAGAGCCCCGCAGAGGGCAAGACGGAGGCGAAGGACTACTCCGCAGGGTTCTTTGGGGAGGGCGAGCAGTAATGCCTCTATTCGTTCGGAAGCGTCTGGACGGAGAGGGCAAGGCTGACGGAAGCCAGTACATGATCTGTACCGGCTCCGTCAGCCGGGATCCCCGGATAGGCGCGATACCCAAGAACAACCTGCCGAAGGTGGAGTTCGGCATGGGCTACGACAGCAAGCAGTTTATGAACGTGTGCGCCGTGGGTGATAACGCCGCCACAAAGCTGAGCGCGTGCCTGGAAAAGGGCGATGCAGTATGCGTGGTGGGCACATGGCGGCAGAAACCGTACACCACCAAGGACGGCGAGGCAAAGGTGTGGAGCGAGCTTCGCGCAGACCATGTGATTCCTTTGGGAGCGCTGGAAACGCTGCTGCAGGTGCCGGTGGAGATATTCCTACGGCTGGCGGATCTGCTGCCGCAGCTGGAAAAACTGTGCACGGGAGAGACCCCCACCGGAAAGCCCAGCGGGACGATGAACGCCGCGCCCCAAAGCGCGGCGACACTGCACGAGATAGAGGATGACGAGCCGCTGCCCTGGGACCGGGACGGCGCGGACGAGGACTACGACCTGGGCATTTGAGGGAGGAGTGATTCACGTGGCGGAAGAAAAGCGATATTTCTGGCTGAAACTGTATGACGACTTCTTTACCTCGAAGCGCATCAAGAAACTGCGGAAGATAGCCGGTGGAGATACCTACGTCATCATCTACCTGAAAATGCAGCTCATGGCGATGAAGCACGGCGGCACCTTGAAATGGTCGGGGCTGGAGGAAAAATTCGCCGATGAACTGGCCTTAGACTTGGACGAGGACCCGGCAAACGTAGCGGTCACGCTGCAATATCTGCTCTCCTGCGGGCTGGCAGAGGCATCCAGTGACCTGACGGAGGTTTTCCTGCCCTACGCGGTGAAAAATGTGGGCAGCGAGGGCGCTGCGGCCCAGCGGATGCGGGACTATCGGGCAAGGAAAAGCAAGGCTTTGCCCGCCCCGGAGCGTAACGATGTTACAACACCGTGCGAAATCGGTTACGGAGAGTCAGAGATAGAGTCAGAGTCAGAGATAGAGCCAGAGATATATACAGGCTCTAAAGAGCCTGTGTGTCGGACAAGTGATGTCCGACGCATCGTGGCAGCATGGAACGACACCGGATTGACACAGGTGATGAAGGTAACGGCGGAGACCAAGCGGGGACGGGCGCTGAAAGCCCGCATACGGGAAAACGGCGTGGACGGTGTGCTGAAAGCCATTGAGAACGTGAAGAACAGCCCGTTTTTGAAGGGCAAAAACAAGCGCGGCTTCGTGGCAAGCTTCGACTGGCTCATTACCAGCCCGGACAACTTCCAAAAAACCCTTGAGGGCAACTACACGCAGGAGTTCATCCCTGAAAACGACGCTCCCACTGTTGACCACGCCAGCGAAGCCTATCAGATCGCGCAGTACCTGGCGCAGGAGAAGGCCCGGGACAATCCAGGCAGGGCGCAGCCCACGGAGGCGGAAATGCAGAAGCAGGCCGTGGCGCTGAATGAACTGCACGAGCAAAACGGCGTGGCGTGGGACACGATAGACAACGTGCTGTACTTCGCGCTGAACAGCCAGTGGTGGGGGAAGAAAGTGCAGAGCACCTATGACATGAAGCGGTATTTCAACGAGATATTTGCCGACATGGTGAAGGAGCAGGGCGCGGTGAAGGAGTGAAGAACACATGGAAATAGGCGTGATCGAGAAAGCCCCGGCGGCGGAGGTAGCTCTGTGGCAGCAGGACTACTCCGGGGACGCAGAACGGGCGGTGATCGGTTCAATGCTGATCGACGCGGCGTGCGTAAAGGACGTGCTGAACGCGGTGGAGGCTGACGACTTCTACATCAACACCAACCAGGAGGTATTTACCGCCATACGGCGGATGCACGTGGCGGCGAAGCCCATAGATGGATTGACCGTGGCCAGCGAATTGGAGCGGGAGGGCCTATACAGCAGCGAAACGCGCAACTACCTGCTGCAGTGCATGGAGATCACCCCAACCAGCGCCAACGTACTGGAATACGCCGGGATCGTGCGGAAGAAGGCGGAGAAGCGCCGCTTCACCAAGGCGGTGATGGAGGCGCTGGCCACGGACGAGGACCCGCAGGCGGCGGTGGCGGCGATATGCCACCAGAAGATGCGCTCACGACGGGGCGGACGGCTGAAAACCATGTCGGACGCCATGAGCGAGGCCATGAGCAGCATTAGCGGCAAAAAGGAGGGGCGGATAGACACAGGGTTCCCCCTGTTGGACGCGACGCTGAAAGGGTTGTGGCCGGGACAGCTGATCCTTGTGGGAGCGAGACCGGGCTGCGGAAAGAGCGCCATGTGCATGGAGATGACGGAAGCCGCCGCCATGAAGGGCAAGACGGTGCTGCACATCACGGCGGAGATGCTGGCCGGAGAGGTGGGCGAGAGACTGCTGGCCAAGCGGGCGGACGGCGTGACGATGGACCAGCTCATTGACGGGATGCCGGAGGATGAGGACCTGTGGGCCAGCGTGGCTGAGGCGGCAAGCTGGGAGAGCCGGCTGCCGGTGTACTTCTATGACGGCCCGGACGTGACGGTGAGCCGCATACGGGAGCTGGCACTGGGCATAGACGACCTGAAAATGATCGTGGTGGACTATCTGGGACTGATGATCGGCGAAAAGGACAAGAAAGCCGAGAACCGTAACCTGGAGCTGGGCGGCATAAGCCGTGAACTGAAGCTGCTGGCGTCGGAGTTGGAGATACCCATTGTGGCGGCGGCGCAGCTGAGCCGCACGGTGAACGAAACGGACAAGCCGAAGCTGAACTCCCTGCGCGACAGCGGCGAGCTGGAACAGAACGCGGTGAAGGTCATATTCCTATGGAAAACGGACCCGGGGGACGAGACACAGGTGGGATGCACGGTGGCAAAGAACCGAAGGGGCCGCACAGGGGACGTGAATTTTTATTTCGACGGGTCGAAGATGACCTTTACGGAACTGAGCTATCGGCCAGACAACGATGAGCCGGCCGACAAGTTCCACCAGCGGCCACGGAGGCGGCGGCTGGAAATGGGCACGGTGGAGGGGGACTGAACCGCATGGGACTGACGATGGAGGATATAGGCCGCTTCAGCCAGAGGGCTCAGGCGCAGATATTGCAAAAAGTACAGGCGCAGCAGGCGGCACAGAAAGCAGCACAGGAGACCCAAAAGCCGAAAAAGGGCAACAAACTCCACGCCGAGAAAGTGGACTTGACCATGCCGGACGGCACGTTGATGCACTTCGACAGTAAGCGGGAGGCGCGGCGGTACATGGACCTTTGGCTGATGCAGAGAGCCGGTGAAATATCCGGCCTGCGGACGCAGGTAAAGTACGAATTGATACCGAAGCAGGTACACAAGGACGGCACGAAGGAGAAAGGCATAGAGTACGTGGCCGACTTCGTATACGAGCAGGGCGGCGAGACGGTGGTGGAGGACAGCAAGGGCTTCCGCGACACCAGCAGCGCCGCATACAGACTATTTGTGATGAAAAGGAAGATGATGCTGTATTTCCACGGCATCACGGTGAGGGAGGTTTAGAACATCATGTACGCAATGCAGGGAACGATGAGCGTCGGCGCATTTATGCGGAGCCTGGGCGGCGCCAAGGCACCGTGGCTGACGGTGGATGCCGCGGCGGAGAGCCGGCGGCAGGAACATTGCGGAGAAACAGGACGATTTTTGAGCGGCGCGGTGGAGGACAGCCAGCATGAGCCGCAGGAGCGCATAGACCAGTGCATGAACTGCCCGTACCCCGAGTGCTGCGACTGCTGGGAGCAGGCGCGGGATCGGAAGCGCAAGCGGAAGCAGTCAGCTCGAGAACTGGCGGACAGCCTGCGCCTGCGCCGGTGCGGGGAGGTATAAGGCCATGACGACGGTGTATATGATCGTGTCGCGGGACAAATATCGCCTGCCCCGCTGGTGGGGCACGAGTACGGCGGAGCTGGCGAGGCGTTCCGGGCGGTCCTACGCCAGCACACGAAGCGCGATATGCAAGGCGTATCGAAACGGCGGACGGTTCGGGTGCTATGAGGTGGTGCACATTTCGGAGGACGACGGGAATGGGTAAACAGCATTTGAGCAGGGACGACCGCATCTTTATGCGTGGCAAGCTGCAAGGCACACGGGAGAACATGGACATGGTGGCAATGGTGCTGATGGACAAATGCGGCTGGCACGTCCAGGAGGAGACAGCGGACAGCCGGGATACGCAGAGCATCGCGTACCTGTATGAGTGCCTGGAAAAACTGGCGGAGGAAATAAACGAGGGCCGCATCGAGCGGAAGCACATCAAGGACGTGCTGAAGGACGAGTGCGGCGTTGTGTTTGGAGATTAGGAGGTGATTTAGGTGAAACATTTAGGCGATATTACGAAAATAAATGGGGCAGAGATTGAACCCGTTTGGTGTATTACAGGTGGTTCACCTTGTTAGACAGGATCTATCCATCGCCGGGAAACGCGCCGGTTTGGCGGGAGCGCGAAGCGGCCTGTTTATGGAGCAGGTACGCATCGTAAAAGAAATGAGGGAGGCGGACAAAAGGAATGGACGGACAGGTGACATGGTTAGACCTCGGTATCTCGTGTGGGAAAACGTGGTCGGCGCCTTTAGCAGCAACAAAGGAAAAGACTTCGCAGCCGTGCTCGAAGAGATCATCAAAATCGTCGAGCCGGAAGCCCCCGGTATTGAAGTGCCTGAAAAGGGCTGGCCTACCTGGGGAGGGTACCACGATGAAATGGGAGGACGATGGAGCGTGGTGTGGCGAACTCACGACGCGCAATACTGGGGAGTGCCCCAACGCCGTCGTCGTATCTCGGTTGTCGCAGATTTTGGAGGAGACACCGCATCCGAAATACAATTTGACGGCGAAAGCGTGTCAGGGGATATTGCGGAGAGCGGAGAGGCGGGGGAAGGATTTGCCGAAGCTGCTGAAGCAGGTGCTTCTTATGCAGTCCGCATCAGGGGGGGCTGTGACGGCGGAGGAAAAGGCGCGTTAGTGCAGACGGAGAAAAGCGGAACGCTGGGCACGGGGAACGATCAGACGATTTTCTGCCTGCAAGGCAACGGCATTGACCGCGCCGATACCGCAGGATGCAATGGGAAAGGCTGGCGGGAAGATGCGTGCTATACGTTGAACACCATAGATCGTCCTGCGGTGTGCGCGGAGGTCGTGTGCATGACACCTTGGGACGCACAGAGCCAGCGCGTGTACGATGGTAACGGCGTTTCACCTACGCTCAGTTCCCGTGAAAACAGTGGTCTGAACCGCGAAGCCGTGCTATGTGCCGGGTTTAAGGCCGGACAGGGCGCACAGGCGGGCGGCATCGGGTACGGTGAGGAAGTGTCGCCTACGCTGGCGGCGGCACCCAGCGGGACGAACCAAACCCCAGCGGTGATGGCATTTGACACCACGCAGATCACCAGCAAGGAGAACGGAAGTCAACCTGAGTTCGGCAAACCATGCCACACACTGAACGCGAACGCCCATGTGCCGTGCGTGGCACTGGACATGACACACGCCTGTGACGTCATACGCGAGTGCGGGGAGCAAGTCCCGGCGTTGCAGGCTCGAATGGGGACAGGCGGCAATCAAGTGCCGCTTACATACGGCATCGGCAACGGCCAAGGCAACGAAGCCGGCATTATGGCGGAGGAAGTCAGCCAAACGTTGAACACCATGCACGATGCTCAAGCAGTGATGTGCGAGGACGTGGCGCACACGCTTCGGGCAAAGGCGAACTGTGCGTACCGGGAGGATGCGGAGACATACCCGGTGCAGAACATGGTGGTGCGCCGCCTGACACCGATGGAGTGCGAACGGCTGCAAGGTTTTCCGGACCACTGGACTGACATCGGCGAGTGGATAGACGGAAAGGGCAAGCGTCACAAGCCCAGCGACAGCCCGCGCTACAAGGCGCTGGGAAACTCCATCGCTCTGCCATTCTGGGACTGGATGCTGCGGCGCATGGCGCGGTATCTGCCGGAGGGCGCGACGCTGGGGAGCTTGTTTGACGGAATAGGTGGGTTCCCACTGATCTGGGAACGGATACACGGCAAAGGCACGGCGCGCTGGGCGAGCGAGATCGAGCCGTTTCCCATCGCTGTGACGAAGAAATGGTTTGGGGAGGAATGACATGACAAGAGATGAGATCGTGTCCGCGCTGCGGTGTTGTGTTAGCGTAGCCACGGATTGCTGCAAAACCTGCCCTGCTGCGCAGGAAGATGGGTGCGAGGACGCCATTAAGGTTTATGCCGCTGACCTGATCGAGAACCAGCAGCGGCACATTAAGGCACTGATGAAAGCCAACGACAGCCTGAAGGACGCCATTGCACGGCGGGATAAGCAGATAGAGGACATGAATAAGGGCATGGCACAGCTGGCAAAGGCTGTGGCGGTGAAGGAGGAGAAGGACAATGGTTAAGCAGTTCTGTGATATTTGCGGAGAAGAGATTGAAAGCCCAGATGAAGGAAGCATGTTTAAGCTCAAAAAGCGCGAATACAGCTTTACCGAGAGTTGGTGGGAAAGGCTGAACATCCACAACTGGTGCTGGGCGTGCCTTTGCCACAAGATCAAGGAGGCGCGGGATGGACAGACTGACTAAATACACTGCGGAGTTGAGAAAAAGACTAATTGACCTGCGTGACGAGCTAAAAACTGCTTACGACAGCATTTCGAAACTGGACGCTTCCAACAGTAGGCTGATGGCCGCAAACGAGAAACTGGCGGCAGACCGGAAAGCTCTTATTAACGAGCTGTGTCAATACTGCGGGAAGTACAAACAAGCACACGAGGGTGCGTGCGACGGGTGCAAATGGAGGGAAATGTGATGGACGCTGTGAAGTTTATTGAGGAACGCAACAGGATGTGCAAATCGTTTGATAAGTATTGTTACGGTTGCCCTGCCTGGGATGGTTCGTGCAAACTTGGAACTGGAACATACCTCAAATGTGAAGCAGCAAAACAGGTTGAAATAGTCGAGGAATGGTCTGCTGCACATCCTCGTAAGACACGGCAGAGCGTGTTTCTGGAGCAATGGCCAGATACACAACTTGACAAAGAGGGTAATGTAATTATTTGTCCAAAGCAGATATGCAAGGGCGAAGAGTTTAACAAGCTCATGGCTGCTTGTCGTGGGACAAACTGTTATAAATGCCGCCGCGAGTTCTGGATGCAGGAGGTGGAGTGATGGAACGACTGACGAAGCGAGACACCGATGGACAGGCAATCATGGACTGCGAGAAGTGCAAAGCGGATTGGACGGGTAAGCATGGTAAGCCGATGGCTGACTGCACCGCGCTGTACTGCCGCAATCGCCTCAAGGATCGCCTCGCCGCCTACGAGGACACGTTGCTGATGCCGGAAGAGGTTTTGCCGAAGGATAAAGCAGACGAGATCGCACTGAAGCTGATGCGTCTTGCTGATTTGGAGAGTATTTGCAGTTACACCCGCTTGCGCGAGCTGGCCGAGGCCGACAGGGACGGGCGGCTGGTGGTGCCACCGTGCAAGGTGGGCGATGTTGTGTACGGATTCTACGGGGGAAAGACCATATTGCCGATGGTGGCAAAATGGATCGAAACGAACACTGACGGATGGTGCATTGCAGCACAATACACTCCAATGGCCCCAAGATTTTATCGGTTTTCCGATTTTGGCAAGACCGTATTCCTCACCAGCGAGGAAGCGGAGAAAGCGTTGGAGGCGATGAAGAATGGTTGAATTAAAACCGTGCCCGTTTTGTGGCGCAGACAATAAGCCTATGGGCGCAATCATGAGAACGGCAAACCGTGGGGAGTGGAAGCACTGGTACAACGGCTGCGTTCTTTCCGGTTTTGTAATTAAGGTGGACAAAATCGAAGCGTGGAACAGGAGGGCTGACAATGGCGACAAAGAGGGTGTGTGACCGCTGTGGTGCGGAGATTAACCCGTTCAATTCCGTAACCTATGCCGGTATGCGGCGAGTTAAGAACGACATAAACGACACCGACTACGAGCTGTGTGTTTCGTGCGCTCACGAACTGCGGAAGTGGTTTAACGGGGAGGAGAACGACAATGGCTGAATACATTAAGCGGGAAGCGGCAGTAAAATCTGTTTTGCGGATGCGTAAACCGGAGAACAGTGTGGCTCAAAATAGGATGCTATCGATTATCCAGATGGATATGTTGAAACTTCCCGCCGCTGATGTTGCCCCGGTGGTGCGCTGCAAGGACTGCAAGCACTATCGCAACTATCCAAACGGTTTGTGTTACCTACATACGGAGCCAAAGACAAATGCCCGCGGGTATTCCGGCGAGGCGGTGTGTGTAGAGCCGGACGACTTCTGCTCCTACGGCGAGAGAAAGAAGGTAGAGTGATGGAACGGTTAGAAAATTGGAAAGAGGTAACAAAGGGAGGAATTTGAATTGTCACATTTAATCGACGCTGACAAATTGGAGAGGCAAGAATATTGGGGGAATGAACGGTGTTTTGACTATGTAGATGCAGAGGACATAGACAATGCGCCGACGGTGGACGCGGTAGAGGTGGTGCGCTGCAAGGACTGCAAGTATAACAGAGGGAGCAAAAAGTGTTTGAACCCTGACAGTTTTTTTGCGGTGCCGAAGGACGATGATTTCTGCTCCTACGGCGAGAGAAAGGAGGGAGGTGCGGAGTAATGTTCTGCTGGATATTCACCCGCGCTGCACAAATGGAGGACCACGAATTTACAGACGATGTAGCATACTGCTTCTGCTGGACAAAGAAACAGGCTATTAAGAGGTTCGGCCAGCTGTATGACGATGTAAAACCATTCGAGGTTGACAAGGTGGTGTTTGACCCATTCAGGCGGCTGCCGGTCGTGGTCACGGATTATTGAGGAGGTAATGGGAGAGATGGATGAGATAAAGCGTGCCAAATGGGTATTCACCAAAAAGCACCTATGGTATAGGGACAGTCACGGCGAGATAGACGAGTGGAGGCTGGACTATGGGTTCCACAACGGGCCGGAATGCCAGATATGCGGGGAGGCGTTCTGCGAGCACTGCCACAAAGACTGGGCGGATAAGGAGTGCAGCATAGGGCACTACGAGTGCTCGGCGTGCAGCGAAGTGTCCAGAGATGGGCACGAGAGGTTCTGCCCCGGCTGCGGGGCGCGGATGGACGGAGAGGAGACACCACACATGATGACGTTTGACCCCGCAAAATGGGGAGACACGGAGCTGGAGAGGTGGAACGGCGTGGTGACGGCCATGCGAGTGAAGATGCACCAGTATATGGGCTGCGCGGGGACGACACGGTGCCCGGAGGAGTGCCGGTATAAGCACCTGTGCGCGTGGACGAGGGACGTGCAGATCATGTGCGGAAAGGAGCTGAACAGGCGGAGTGGAGACCAAAACTAACCACGCGCCGGAAGTGCGGCATCATACACTTCCAGATACGGGACGAAGAACTGGTGCTGGCGGAATACTACGAAGAGAAACCGGAAAAGGAGAGATAACACATGAAAACCATCAGCAAATATGAGGCATACGCCATAAAGGCGCTGCGGACGATGGGCGTGAGGGAGGATCTGGCAGGCTTCGACTACACGGTGGAGGCGGTACGGCTGGTGCTGGAGGGCGCCGTGGAAAGACCGATACAGTGGACGAAGAAGGGCGGCGTGTACGAAAAGGTGGCGGAGAAGTTCGGCATGAGTGACTGGCACGGCGTGGAGAGGTGCATACGCTACACCATAGATATGCTGAAAAAAGAGGGTGACTCAAGGAACTACCGGAAGGTGCTGGACGTGGCCGCGGATAGCAGCATGAACGTGGGCGCATACACCAGCGCGGTGGCCAACTATGCAAGGCTGCAAGCCTATGAGGAGAACCGGATGGTGGACCTGTCCCCGGCCATAGGGTACGCGCAGAAGGGCATGGCGCAGGTGCTGGTGACGGGCCGCGACCTGGACGTTCAGCTGTTGACACCCAAGGCGGACGTGGGTGTGATCGCCCCAGAGGACAAGGCGGAGATGATGAGACTGAAACCGGAGAATATAGCGGACGACGGGTCGGCGGTGTGCAAGGAAACAGGGGCATTTATCGTGCCGGAGGGATGGACGGAGGGCAGCATTGAACTGGACTGAAAGGCTAAGGCGGAAGCTGATACATCTGCTGGGCGGCGTGGTCACGGACGAGGTGTGCCCCCAGCCCGTGGCCGCGGCGGAAAGCTACACGATGGAGGAACTGACGTGCCGATATTGGAAATTCGGAAGCGGGCAAGAGGATGAGCGCTTCAAATGGGACAACCTTGCAATCATAGCTTGCGAGGCGGAAAAGGCAGGGCTGGTGGAGTGGAAAGAAGTGCCACGAGAGGAGGAACCGGCGCTGTATAAGATGGTGGATGGGATACCGGGCGTGGAGGATGCGGTGCTGATGCGCGGAACACTGCGGGTACTGCGAAAAGAAAGAGGGTGAGCGCATGAAGGATAAAAATAAATGCCGGCGCTGGGCGGTGGTGTACATACTGCTGGCGCTGCTGATGGCGGCAGTGCTGGCACTGCTGATGGCGGCGGGTGTATATAAAACGCTTGTGGGCGTATTGTGCATGGTGGTGGTGGCAGCGGATATGGCGTTTCTGGTTGCGGGCAGCGCGTACTTGTGGAGAGAGGGGTGGCGGGAAGAGTGAACATAGGGAGGAAGGCATCGCCGCCGCAGGGACCGTACCGCCCGAAGGGCGGGTGCGACCTGTACATACCCATGAAAAACGAGTGCGCGGGACTGCGGGAGCTGGTGTGCAGCGCGAATGGGAAATGCCCGTTCTTCAAGACAAAGGAAAGGGCGCTGGCGGACAGAATCAAGAGCATACAGCGGCGCAAGCGCGTGGGCTTTCCTATATCGAATACGGAGGCGCAGATGCTGCTGGAAGCGGTAAAACTGCCGGATGCGAAGGAGCAGTGAGATGGCGGCAAACGAATTATTCCCTAAAAGACTGCGGGCACTGCGGGAAAGACGGCAGATCAAGCGTCGGGTGCTGGCAGAGCTGTGCGGACTGAGCCAGCACATGATACGACGGTACGAGGAGGGGGAGATGGAGCCGAAAGCCTCATCGCTGGAGGTGCTGGCGGACTACTTCGAGGTGACGGTGGACTATCTTTTAGGCCGCGAATAAAAAATTTGGAAAGGGACTTAAAAGTCCCTCACATGACGGAAAACCTGCGAAAATGGTACACGAGAGAGTGGATAATTCTCTTTTGTACCATTTTTACTATCCGAAAGGAGCGCAGGATGGCCGAACTTTTACCTATGGACGCGGAAAAGCAGCAGGCGTATTACGACCAGCTTAATGATGCGGTGGGGGAGAGTTTGGCTTATTTTTATGCCTGCATACGCTTCAATAAGCCCTTTGACATGAACGCGCTGCCGGCAAGCGGGAGCAAAAACAAGTGGACGACCTACTGCGATAAGCTGGCAAAGAAAAAGCTGGACCGGACGCCGGGAGGCGGAGAGCTGGGCTTTCTCGACGGGCTGACGGACATCACCAAGATATTTGGAGAGGGGCTGGAGAACGGCAACTTCACCAAGGCGGTGAGCGCGGAGAAAAGCGCACGGGATGGCAGGCAGGGCACCAAGCGACAGGCCGCAGACTGGGGCGAGGGCACGGGGAAAGTGCCATACACCAGCGAGGACTACAACGAGTTTGACCGGATCTATAACGCACTGTGCGCCGACTTCGGCGGAGAGCAGGCGGTGAGCGCTAAGCAGCAGCTGATTCTGCGGAACGTGGCAAAGTGGACAAAGCAGATGAACGACGCCGCGGAGATGGGCGCCATAGACAAGGCCAAGAAGCTATCCAGCATGATACAGGAGAACTTGGCGTCGGAAAACCTGCGGAAGAAGGACACAAAACCGGTGGAGGACCTGCGGCTGGACAACATGGTGGTGGCGCTGGAGCGGGCAGGACTGCTGAAAAACGGAAAGCCGTGCGAACCGGACGAAGCGTTCCGCATATTCTTCGGCAGGCCCTGCAAGTACACATACACGCGGGATGCCGCCGACCAGATGATACTGATAAACGAAAACCGGATGCGGCAGAACGACGGACTGCCGGAGCTGACAGAACTGCCGGACGAGATGCGGCTGAAGGACGAACTTGGCGAGTTTGCCGAAGAGCCAAACGAGGCGGAGAAGGAAGTCTACGAAAAGCTGGGGCTGGTGCGGATGCGACCGGTAAAAAAGAAGGAAAAGCAGGTCATGCCGAAAGCGGACGCAGAGGATGTGAACACCAATGGCGCGACGGACGGGTAAAGCGTATGTGGCCGGCCTTGGCTGGGTAACAAAAAAGCCCACGCAGGAGCGCAGCTACGAAAATTATGAGGATGCCTTCTGGGCATTTTTAGTATGGGTATGCAGATTCTACCCGGATAAGGCACTGGACGTATTCAGAAGCCCGACGGCGGACTTTGCAAACGAGGAACTGCTGCAGCGGGTGATGGTGCGGGTATACGCCCGCAAGGCTTCTGTTTCCTTCACTGGAACGCGAGGCGTGACAAAAACCAGCACAAAGTTCAAATATGCGGAGCTGAACGGGCTGGTGTGGCCGGGTGTGCAGAGCGCCTACTATGGACCGTCATACCGCCAGATGGCAACCATAGGCAGCAAGACATACCGGCAGACGGAGCACGACTACCCGGCACTGGCGAAGCAGTGGCGGGTGACGGCGGAGAGTAAGGATGACTTCAAGATAGAGACCGACTGCGGGAGCGCCTTTTACATATCCGCCATGCGCGGTGACAACATTCACGACGTGACGGCGGAGGAGTACGCACAGGAAGAAACTCCGGCGTTCGACTTCGCGGAATACACGACGGTGGTGCTGCCGGCTGTGCGACTGACGCATAATGTAAACGGCAAGCCGGACCCCAACTATATCCCCTACAAGGATCACGCCATTACCAGTGCGGGGCGGAAGCAGAACCATGCTTACGATACGCGGTGCGAGAACATGAAAGCCATGCTGGCGGGCGAGAGCGCCTTTGCCTACGACATATCGTGGGAGTGCGTTGTACTGCAGCAGATGCGGCCCTACTCCTGGGCGCAGAAACTGCGGACAAAGCTGACGCCGGAGCGGTGGATGCGCGAAATGGAATCGCGCTACACCGGGGCGGACAGCAACCCCATCGTGCGGGACGAGGTGCTGACAGAGTGCCGCAAACTGATGATCGCGGAGAACCGGCACTGTGCCTACGACATAGGCAACAAGCTGAAGCCGGAGGACGTGATCTACATCGTGGGGTACGACGTATCCTACGCCGACGACAAGAAGAACGCAAAATGCGCCTGCGTGGTGCTGAAATGCACACGTCAAACGGACTGGCTGAAGCGGGACCGCTACCTGAAGCAGGTGGTGTATGTGGACGTTTGGAACCCACCGGTAAAGAGCATGATGCAGGCGCAGCGGATCAAGGACGTGTGGAGCCGCTTCTGCTGCGACGGAGGGGCCGCGACATACCTGGCAATAGACGCATGGCAGTACGGCACCAGCGTGGTGGAGAACCTGATGATGGACCTTGGTGACGGCCTTGCGCCGCTGTGCGTGCGGAACCACGCCAGCTTTACGGAGCTGGAGCAGGAGAACGCCGTGCCGTGCCTGTACCCCATCAAGGCGGGCGGCGCGGGCGTGACGGATCCTGACGCGGAGATGGTGCGGTACGCGGAGCTGCAATTTGAGAACCGGAATGTGGAACTGCTGTGCTCTAATGTGAACGAGGGCGTGGAGAACTACAAGAAGTACCACCGAATCAAGGACGACAGCATGGATGCCATGCTGGCAGACCCCTACATAAAAACCCGGGAACTGGTGGGGCAGATACAGAACCTGAAAAAGGTGGCCAGCGGCACGACCCAAAAGGAAGAACGGATAAGCAAGCACATACAGCGCGATATTTGGTCGGCACTGAAATATGCGCTGCGGGTAGCGCAGATACTGGAGCGTGAGGAGCTGGCGCAGGCGGTGCGGCATAAGAGCGACTGGGACGCGGAACTGGCAAAATACAAAAACCGTGCCGCGGCACCGCACAGGGTGGCGGCAGCCGGAACGGGAGGCCGCACGGTGACGGCGCGGCGCGGCGGGAGGATATGCTGAAATGGCGGCAAGGAAGTACAGACTGTACGCGGCGCGGGTGACAGGCGAAACGGTGGCGCTGGCGGAAAAGGAACGCTTTGTGCGGATAACGGCGGGGGATATGCTGCTGTACCGCACTACGGCGCCGAAAAAAATGCAGACGGTGGAGATCAAAGGCGCGGATCTGAAACGCCTGACGGAGCGAGACCGGCTGTGGCTGGCGGACTGCATCGCGGCGGCGCTGGCGGACGGGGTGAAAAAGAACAGGGCTGACACGCAGAAGCGGCTGAACGAGCTGCTGGATGCGTGGGAGAGGGAGCTGGAAAAAGAGCGCTCCCGCATAGACGAGGAGGCGGCGCATGGAGCAGGAGAAGCGGAGGAACCTGACAAGTGAATTGCAGAGCGTAGCCTGCGGCACCTACCCGGAGATATTTCAGCGGTTCAACGCGCTGGCGGAGCAGTACGGCAATATGCCGGCAGGGGCGTTGGCCAGCGCCTTCAGCCGGGTGAGCATGAGCCAGTCGGCACGGGTGAACCCCTACATACAGAACCGAAGGGTGCAGGCCATTTCCTCGCTGCCGGAGGACTATACTAAGAATACGGTGGCAGAGATGCTGACCGCCCCGCTGGGCAACGAGCAGGGGCTGCGGCAGGTGGAGCACGGGCTGGAATTTACGGCCTATCCGCTTTTCCACACCCGGAAGATGTACCAGGATCTGCTGACGTATCACAGCTACATCGCACCGGAGTTCACCGATAAGGACACGGCGAAGAACGACGAGTTCTGGCGGGAGTGGAAGCTGCTGGAGAAGCTGCGGCGCAAGCTGGACGTAAAGACCACGGCCCACAAACTGGCGGGGCAGGCGGTGCAGGAGGGCAAAGTATTCTACTACCCCCGCGTGAGCGTGGACAAGCCCCACAACAAGGTGAACTACGCTTTTATGCAGCAGCTGCCCAGCGACTGGATAAAGATCGTGGGGTTCAACAGCGTGTCGAAGTACACCGTGGCCTTTAACATGATGTACTTTCTGAAGCCGGGATGTGAGCCGGCGCAGTTCGGGGACCTGTTTAAGCCCTACTGGGGCATATTCACCCAGGTGGCGGCGAGACCGCCCAAGGGCGCGGGCACCCGGTATGTATACGCGGCGAAGAACACCATCAATATGAACCGCTTTACCGAGCTGAAAACGGCAGCGGAGCAGGGAGGCGGCGTGCTGCCGGGAGACCCGGACGTATACTACCAGAACGGGAAGTGGTGCTACTGGGTGACGCTGCCGGTGGATGCCGTATATCCCTTTGAGATAGACGACGCGCAGACGGCGGTTGTATCGCCGCTGACGGGACTTTTCCTGTCGTTTATCCAGATCGCGCAGTACGAGCAGATACAGCTGGAACTGGTACAGAACCCGCTGATCTCTCTGCTGACGGGCGAGATCGAATATGACGACAACAGCACGAGGCAGCAGTCGGACAGCTACAAGCTGAGCAACGCAGGGTGGGAGCTTTTCCGCACGCGGTTTTACAACGAACTGGCGGAGAACAACACCAGCGGCATAGGCTGGTACGCCGCGCCGCTGAAGAATATGGAACTGCACCAGCTGGCCGAGGCGCCCAGCGCCACGAAGATAAGCTCCGCAGGGTACGGCTACACCATGGCGAAGGCGGGACTGAGCGCACTGATACCCACCAGCGACGAGCCGCGGGCGGGCGTGGCGAATATCAGTTTGCAGATAGAGAGCAAGTTTGCCGAGCAGATATACCGGTGCTATGAGCGCATGATGCAGGGCATCATGGACGGGCTGAACCTGAAGTATTCATGGAGATTTGCCATGTTTGGCAACATCGCGGAGGATGAAAAGACCTTTGAAAACGCCAGACAGGGTATGACGCTGGGCATACTGCCTCAGACCATGCTTTACATGGCGATGCTGGACATGAGCGTGATGGACGACATGGCCATCAGCCGTGCGGTGAAAGAAAGCGGCATTATGGACCTGCGGCTGCCCCTTGTGACCAGCTACAACGCCAAGCAGAGCGAAAGCGGACTGCCGCCGCAGGCGGCCCACGACATGAACCCCGGAGGGAGACCGGCATCGGAAGGGGCGCCGGGGACCGAGGGACAGGAAGCGTCAGAGGACGCGGGAGGCTGAGAAGAAATGGGCATGACGGCAATATTGACGGCGGACGACCTGCACGAGATCAACCGGGAGCTGGCCCGGGGGAACGACGTGGAGATACGCCGGACGGCGGAGGGACTGGCCATAAAGGCACACACCGTACACACGGTGAAGAAAAAGAAAGGCACGGCATTGCCGATGCCGACAGACCGATAGGGCGGCGAGAGCCCCTGCGACAGTGGGGAACGAAAACAGAGAATGCGGCTGCTGTGACCGAAGGCTTGCGCGGATGCGCGGGGTATTGAGGTAGGCGCAATGGCCGTGAAAAGTGGATAACCGCGGCAAAGGGGCTGCGGGGAAAGCCGAATGGGGCTGCGCCGGTGGAGAACACCGGCTGCGGC